TACGGGGTGCCAGCGGTGACCGGCCGGGACCGACCCGGCCGGGAAGGGAGCGCACCATGAACAGCGACCTTGCGAATGATCTCGGCGTCGAGGCCCTGATGGCGTTGATCGACGCCGTGCACGGTCCGTTGCGTAACCCCACCCAGTTGCGCGCCCACGTGGCCGTGATCGTGGAGCTGGTCACGGAGATGGCCTACTGTCTGCCGGGCGAGAACCCGGATGCCGAGGCTGCCCTCCGTGCCTACGCTCGCGCCGTGGATCTGATCTCCTAGTCCCCCTCCCCCCCTCCCCGGGGCCCGTCACCAGGCCCCGGGGTACAGGGAAATTCACCGGGGTCTCTCTGTCCATAACTAGTTGCTTGCTCAAGCAACTACTATTAGTACCTTGATCAACTCATCAAGATCCTTGATCTTGAGCCCCCCCCTACCCTGGGTATCCAGAGCCCCATGATCCTGTTCCCCCTGCCCCCAGCCCCTGTACACATGTACGAAGGGGCAGGCAACAGGGTTCTTGATCATGGCCAGGTCCGGGCCCCAGCATAGTCTGGTCCCTGGTCCGGATCGGCTCTGGGTATATGACTCTGCTTCGATACGTTGACTGAGGGTGCCAAGATCCTGGAGCCTGTGTACCTGGTTACTGTTAAGGAACCTGACAGTTGTCGGAGTGCATGTTGATATGCATCTTTGCCACGCGCACCCTGACGCCATGGAACAACTGGAACCGGGTGTCATGGTCCCCGGTGAGGCCGGGATCAACGAGGAACACGTGGCCGACTCCGGGCCCTACGTCCGGGCCCTGGTGGTGCAGCGCCTGGAACAGGTGTGGCGGGCCTGTGAACCGCACATCAACCCTGATCAAGAAGCCGTGGAGCTGGGGTTCCGTCGCGATCCGCGCTACATCGAGGCGGGGATCAGGGTGCTGGACCGGTTGACCGCCATCTACGGACTCCTGAAACCTCACTCTGTGCAAGCGGACCCTGACGCAGGGTCTAGCACGGATCAGAGGGCTGCCCTGGTCAAAGAACTGGAGGAACTGGAGGACAAGATCCACGGGGTGCCAGGTTCTTGACATTTAATGGAAACGGTGGCTTTTAATCTACTCATTCGAGGGTAAACCGGTTTCTTGTAACGCATTCCCTAGTGACTTGGTAGGGAACTTTTTTCTTAAAAAGTATTACCCCCATAGTTGAGTTGACTAAAAACCAAGAAACCGAGAAAAGATAGGGATTGACCCGGGGGAGGGGTGGGGGGTAGGGTCAGGGGGTGAGATTTGTGGCGACGCGGTAAGTGGATCTAGGAGAGGAGAGGGGATGAGGAGAGACTCGGAACGGATCGTGTTCCTGGAGGGTCAAGCCGAGAGGATGCGGCAGCGCGAGAGCGAGGAAGCACAGGCTCTCGGGGTCCAGAACCTGAGGATCCAGGCCGCGCTGGAGATGGCCAGAGTGGGCCAGGAGGACGGGGCCCATCACAAGACCTGGGTCATTGATCAGATGGTCCGAGCCCTGACCGGGTCCGACTATGAGGCCTGGGTGCTGGCGTACGAGGACATGGACGACGGCTTCGACGATGGGGCCTACCACTGGGACACGGGGATCGCCCCATGATTGATCTTGATGCGATCGCCGAAAAGTGGCTGAAGCTCTGTGGCCACTGTGACGCCGGGCTCCCCATGGGATGCACCTGCACCGGGGACGACCCCCGCTCGGATATACAGCGCCTGGCCCACTTCATCCGGGCCCAGCAGGACCAGATCGAACAGCAGAACCAGGAACTGGACTGGCAGGTCGGGATCGTCAAACGGCAGCGGGTCACGATCGCAGAGCAGGGCGACAAGGTCAGGGAACTACGGGACCAGGTCGCGTTCCTCAAAGACAAGGTCGCGGACCTGCACCACCAGCTCGTTGAGAAGGAAGGATAAGAATGAGTGAAGAACGCTTCTGGGACCGCCCCGGGATCATCTGGGAGGCCATGGTCCAGCTGCTCGGAACAGTGGGGTTAGCCCTCTTCCTGGCCGTCTGCGCCTACCTGGTCACCCTGTGACGTGGCGGATCGTGGATCGCAGCGAGGAGGAGAAGCCTCGACTGGAGATCCGCGCGATCCGGTGGCTGGTTCGCCGGCTGCGGGAGTCGGGTGACTTCAAGTTGCGGCTGGGTCATTCGCTGGCGTTGCAGTCCGCGGAGCCGGAGTTGTACATGGAGATTGTGTACGGCGACGATGAAACGGCGATCTTCGATATGACCTTCACTCCGGAGATCTGGCCCAAGATCAGAAACACGATGGGGGAACTGGAATGGAAGCTGGAGAAGGAGTACGAGGAGGTGAAACGAGATGAGTAGTACAGCAGTCTGGCTGCTGGACATTGACGGCGTCATCAACGCCTGTCCACGCAACCGCAGCCCGTTCCCCAGTGCCTGGCCCCAGGGCCACTGGATCGACACCAAGGTGACCAACCGGCACAGTGACACGCCCTGGCCAATCCTGGCCGCTGAGGACGTGGTGGCGTTCATCAATCGGGTCGACGACGAGGGCCTGGCCACGATCCTGTGGCACAGCACCTGGAGCGACGAGTCGAACAAGGTGGGTGAAGCCGTGGGCCTACACCCGTTCGGTGTCCTCCCAGCCCCCGAGCATGAGGGCTGGACGAAAGGCGCCCGCGGCTGGTGGAAGCTGCCAGGAGCACAGCGGGCCCTGCGGGACAACATCGGGCACCTCGTCTGGACAGATGACGACGCCTGTCATCCGGACATGAGCAAGGACGAGCGGCGACTGTTCCGCGACGCCGGTGCCCTGCTGGTGGCGCCCAACCCGACCCAGGGCCTCGTCCAGGCCAACCTGGACCGGATCTGGCACTACCTGACCGGGGACCAGGAGGAGGTGGCAGCGTGACCGAGCCGGACAACCCGTTCGAGGGTCAGCCCATGTGGAACGGGGTGTTGCTCAGTCACTGGCGACTGTCCAAGTTCTACCTGAACAGCCTGTTTGACGGTCACCTGCACCTGGTGACCAGAGGACTTCACTTCCCACCCCTGGTCTCTGACGAGGCCATCATCAAGAAGCTGCGAAGTGCGGCCTGGTGGCGCAAGACCACCCTGCACATCGTCCCCTGCCCCCAGGGTCTCTGGGTGCAGTCACCCAGCAACCAACTCGGCCTGGATGGCACCCCGGAACTCCGGGAGGCCCTGGCGCAAGCTCTGGCGGAGGTCGCCAGTTTGAAGGAGGAACTATGGAAACTGAAGACGTCGTCACCGTGACCGAAGTGGTCGAAGACGAGGAGAGCACCGAGGAACTGGACCCGATCATCCAGGCGCTGAGGAAAGAGCGACTGGCTCGCGGCTGGAATCAGTGGGACGTGGCTCGGCGGATGGGCTACAGCAGCCCAGCCCGGGTCAGTCAGCTGGAGAGCGGGGAAGGGGACATCCACATGTCCACGCTGAAGAGCTGGGCCGAGACCCTGGGCATGGAGGTCCTGATCCGGGCGAAGGTCACCCGTGGACGGCCACGGGCCAACTTCAAGAAGTGATCACATCGTCTACCCCCCGGGACCCCCGGGGGGTAGACTTGTTTCATGAGCGACCACACCCTGTGGAAGGGGATCACCCCCTTGCCAGATCCGCGGGCCCGTGAAGTTCAACAGGCCTATGTAGACGGCTACTGCCTGGCCATGGAGGATGTGCTGCATGAGCTGACCCGGATCACCGCGTTTCAGGTGGCAGCCACCGCCGACGTGGGGGGCACCAGCATCGTGATCACCACCCACCGGCCGCTGCGTACGTTCGCGGGCAAGGCACTGCAACAGGCACGGAACACCATGAAGCATTTGAAGGAGACTGCATGAGCAAGTATCGAGTGACGACGTACCGCTGGAGCGGTGGCGAAATCCGGGAGCGCGTCGCCGAACATGTCGACGTCGAAGCCAGGGAATTCCAGGTGCACTCATACACCGACGGACCCACCGTCCAGTTCTACGACAGCAACAACAAATTGATCGCCGCCATCACCAGCTTCCACTCGGTTATCAAGGTGACCGAGTGACCCCAGACCGTTCCACCAGGGCCCAGGCTCCGGCCTGGGCCTTTGCTATTGAACCGATGCCCAATGATCGTTACGCTCTCTTTCAGGGGGGGGATCTCTCCCTAGTAACGATCACTGATATAAGGAGTTTCCTTGACGAAGCAATCCACAGACCAGATGGGCTGGGAGGAGACGCTATTCACTGACCTAGAAGAGCTGGATCCGATTCCACGCGTGCACGCTCTAGGTGAGGCCATCTCCCGTATCAACCCCGTTCTCAGTGAACTCGCCCGCCTCCGCCGGCAGGTGATGATGGATCTGATCGAATCCGGGGACTACCAGTACCCCAGCCTGGCCCACACGGTCGGGATGCGGGTACAGACCGTGCGCCGCCTCGTGGACGAGGCCCGCGCCCAGCGGCGAACCGATGAGGCCAACGCCGAGGCCGCATAGGGCCTTGCCCGATCCCCACCCCCGGGGATAGACTTCAGGAACAGGAACACAAGACCCGGACCGGGCAGGTGACCCCCAGATCCCTGCCCGGCCCTGGGATCTCCTCGTAGCTCAACTGGCAGAGCAACCCGTCTCTAAAACGCGGTGGCTGGGAGTTCGAATCTCCCCGAGGGGTCGTGAAGCAACTCCCGTTAGATCAGCCCACGTACCTGCGGGTGCAGTGGCTCATCCACCAGGCTCATGTCCTTGGCATCGACCAGGTGGAGCACCTGCACGAGGCTGGGTTGATCGTGACCCCGGCCATGGAGCTGGGCCTGCGAATCAAGGGGATGACCTTCCTACTGGAAGAGATCAAAGGCTGGCGTCCAGCCGAGTTCATCCGGCGTACGGACAAGTCCGGCTCCGGCTCCACGCCCGCGGATCTGCACCTGCGGATCTGTGAGTTCATTCAAGATCATATCGATGCGATGAAAGCTGGAGGGTAATGGGTATTCCCGTAACGGACCTGGCCTGGATGGCGGGTGTCCTCGATCTGCGTGGCCGGGTCGTCTACAAGAACAACAAGACCCGCAACCCCAACCACTCCAACCAGGTCACCCTGTATGTGGAGTCGGTCCAGTTGCCGATCGTGCGCCGCCTGTCCGAGCTGACTGGAACCAATCCAGAGTTCAAGACTCCACGACAGCGGGCCGAAGGATGGTTCCGTCGCAACTGCGACGAACACTGCCCAGAGCCGCACGTCCACGTCAATCCCGGCGACTTCGCCGAATCTGGACGCTGGACCGTGTCCGGCTCCGCCATGAGCGTTGTGCTCACCGCCTTGAAACCGTACATGATCCAGGACAAGGGTTTCACTGAGGCTGCGGTCTACGGGTTCGAGTACATGACCCTGTGGGGCCGTGGAGCGGCAGCCACCATCACTGCCCTGCGCCGGTTGCACAACCTGGGCTGGGAGATGCCACCCATTGTCGAAGAGCAGCGGCCAGGCGTATTGACAGAGCTGCCCCCCGACCCCGAACCTGAACCCGAATCGACCCCGGAACTTGAGGAGACACCTGATGCCGATGCCGAAGAACGGGGAGCCGAGGAAGGTGTACCCGAAGTTCCTCGTGTGCAAGTGGTGCCGCGTAAGCGAACACGCAAAGTGCCCGGGGTGTGACTGCTCCCAGGTCAAGCATGACCTGGCCCTGGTCATCGGGGAGGCGGCGTGATCTGCCAGGCCTGCAAGGACCGGCAGCACTACCAGTGTCGGTATCCGAGTAGCTGCCCCTGCCAGCACCGCGCACCCGCGCGCACCACCATGAGCCCGGAAGAGTATGCCACTGTCCTGTCCGAGCTGACCCAGATGGCCCAGGGGGATGGTCTCGGTGACCATGGACCTGACCTGTAGCAACGACGAGTGCTACAGCCGCTACGACGGTCTCAGCTCACAGACCCGGACCGATGACTCGGCCCGGGTGCACGGATGGCGGGTGTGGAGATCCCAGGGCCTGGACCTGATCCTGTGCCCGTCGTGTATCGGGTACCGGATCCGTCGTGACAAGGCGCCCGAGCGCCTGGAAGGTGAAGAGCCCTTGTTCTGAACTGAAGCCCCTCGATCGTTGCTGGCTGCCGATCGAGGGGCTTCTTTTTGCCCGTTGACTCCCCGGGGGTCCCTGGGTAGGCTGAAGGGACAAGCAGACAGTGAGGAGTACTAATGAGTCGTAACCTGCACCCGTACAACGTGCCTAACGCTGACGTGGCCAAGGTCCTGGAGGACGCCGCCGACCTGTACGAGTCGGAGAAGATCGAATGGTGTACCCGGAGCTGGGCCAAGAACACTGATGGCGCCATCTCGGCCTGCGCCGAGGGTGCCCTCCTCCTGGCCCGGGGCTACAACTGGGCCACAGTGTTCAACTCCAGTAGGGAACTGTTCAGCACGGACCTACTGGCCCATGCTGCTCACGATTCGCTCCTGGATCACCTCAACGAGGGGCAAGCGGTGAAGCTGGGCTCGGTCTACCACTGGAATGACAAGGTGGCCGGCGTCCGTACCCGCGTGGAGTTAGTGGACGGCACGACAGTCCTCTCGCGGATCAGCCCAGCCGAAGCCAAGGCCGAGGTCATCGAGGCCATGAAGGAGACCGCCAAGGATCTCCGCAACAGTGAAGGAAACTCATGACAGGTAATGAAATCCAGGTCACGATGATGCCGAGCCCGAGTGGGCTCAGTGCACAGGACCTGGTGGCAATGGGCGAAGACCTGCGGGCCCTGGGGATCCAGGAGTCACGGGCCGTTGTCGCCGAACTACAGGAACTGGCTATGAAGTCCGCCGTCGCCGCCTCTGACGTGTTCATGAGCCGGCTCCGTCGCGTCGTCGTGGCCAGGGACGCACAGTTGATCCGCGCCGTTGCGGCGCTGCCCCCGCTACAGCTGCCCCGCATACTCATCGGCAACGTCGTGTACGTCAGTCGGGACAGCGTGCTTGCCCTGATCCAGGCCACCTCGAACCTGGGGGCCACCCAGTGACCGTCAACAAGGAACGAGTCCAGCTGCTCGTCGATGCCCTGCGGAGCGGGGAGTTCAAGCAGCGCTACGGCGGCCTGAAGGGCATTGCCCATAGTGGTGGCGTCAGTCACTGTTGTCTCGGGGTCGCCACCGAGGTGGCGCTGCGCAACGGGGCCGAGAGTCGTGGCAATGCCTGGGACGGGACTGCCCTGCACTGGGAGCTGACTCGGTGGTACGGCTTCGAGAGCGGCAACCCGATCATTCGCCCAGCTCCGTGTCGGGATGCGGTCGCGGCCAACGACATCTGCAAGCTGGACTTCAACCAGATCGCTGACGCATTCGAGGAGACCTTCCTCCGTGAAACCAACCCCACCTGACCACCTGCTCGGCCCTGGACAGACCTGGGTCGTGGTGGAGGCGTCTCGGTGGGCAACGGTGTCCGGTAGGTCCTGCAACGCCAAGTGGCGGGATGGGGACCTGGAGCCGTGCCTGGAGCCGGCCGTCATCTTCGACCGGGAAACAGTGTTCAGCAACGGGGATGTCCTCTGTGAACGTCACATGGGATTTCACCGTTGGATCGATGACAACGGGGTGGTCATGCAGTGGAAAGCAGACCCACCCTGGACCTACTCAACGTGGCGGCCCCAGATGCCGCCGCGGAAACGATGAAGGAGAACCAGATGGCAAGTAACGCCCCGAACAAGGACCGGCTCCGCATGTGGACCCGGGCCCTCAAGTCGGAACAGTACGCACAGGGCAAAGGTGAGATGCGAGGGAAAACCGGTTACTGCTGCCTCGGTGTGGCGATGGACATCGCCTTCGCCAACGGGTGCGAGCCCACCGGTTACGACAACTGGGGCACCACCTCCCAGCTGCCAGACAGGGTGGCTGACTGGTACGGACTGCCCCGTGGGGACCAGTCCGACCCGCGCCTGTACGCGGTGGGCGCAGACCGGACCCGGGCCCTCGGCCGTCAGCGCGCATCCTCGCTCAACGACTCCAAGGTCCCGTTCTCGAATATCGCCGACCAGATCATCTACACGTACCAGCTGGACGGCACTGACAACATCGACGGAGAGTCATAGATATGGACAAGAAACTGTTGGCGGGGGCCGGAATAGTCGCGGCCGCTGTCGTGGTCGGCTACCTCATGCGGGACCGGATCGTCGCCAAAGGCATCGAACTGATGGACAAGGCTGACGGACTGTTCCTGGATGATGATGATGACGATGACGACCTCGACTACGTGGACGTCACCTCACGTGGCAAGGAGAACTGAATGTACAAGCGTCTCGCACTGCTCCTGGCAACTCTCGTTGTCGGATCACTGGGGGCACTGGCTGTCACCGCCCCTGCGTCGGCTGCACCCAACCCCTGTCCGGCCAAGTTCATCTGCTGGTACGACAGGAGTGACTGGACCAGCTACAACTACATCGTCAACCCTCTGATCACAGCGCCGAATACGTGTTTCAACATGGGCACCGATCCGAATGGGGTCAACTGGGATTCGATCGTTGACTCGGTGTGGTGGAACCAGGGCAACGCAGCCCCCGCCTACGCAGAGTTCTACGAGGGCTTGAACTGCACCATCGCCCCTGTCACCCGAGCCCACGCGTTCGGGTACATCTCTGACCAGATGCAGTCGTGTACCGAGGCCGCCATCTACTGGAACGGACCGTGTGCACCGCCAAGCTATGTCATCCACCGCATCCGGTCGTGGGCATTCAGCTGGTCATAACAGAACTCCAGGGTCCCGTGCCGGGGATGTGGCACGGGACCCTGGTCTCGTTTCAGAGGAGGAGACAGTGGCAGTAGACCCGCACGAGAACGAGGTCAAGGTCGAGATCGACACCGACGTCTACGGTCAGTGGATGGAGGTCCGCGCCGCCATCAAGGAGGCACAGGCGGTGGAGGCAGAGCTACGTGGACAGATCGAGAAGCAGATGGGTAACGCCACCGCGGCCACCGTGGGTGGGACCACGGTCATCACCTACCGCCCCCGTAAAGGCTGGAACACCAAGGGTCTCCTACGGGACTATGCGGACCTGTGTGAGCACTACATGACCACCTCGGTGGACACGCGCCTGGATGTGTACCAGTTCGCCGCCCATCACCCTGACATTGCTGCCCTGTACCAGACCAGGGACTTCCGGGAGGCTGGCGAGTGAAGATCGATGTCCAGCTCCTCAAAGACCTGATCCATGAGGACTATGACGGTCCCGAGTGGGAGGTCATGGAGGATGTCACGACAGGGACGTGGCGCTGGGGGATCGAGAAGCGGATCATCCTGCGCTATGGGCAGGTTGATGAGTACGTGCCTAGCACCTTCTGGGGCTACACCTACCAGGTGGAGACCAGTAACGAGGACTATCGCCTGACCTTCGTTGACGAAGACATTCAAGTGGAGCTATGGGAAGCAATCGCTGTGCCCGTGGTGAAAATCGAATACAAGAGGAGAAAAGATGGTAGCTAGAGTCGCGATCATCTCGATCACCGTGGTGGTGATTGTTGTCATCGCAGCAGTAGTCGGGGTCTTCCTGTCCCGGCGTAGTGAGCGCATGCAGGCCCGCAAGCACGGATATGCCATGCGGGGTGACCTGAACCGCAGCGAGGAGCAGGCGCTCGTCATTCAGTTGGCCGAGGCCGCCGAGATCCTGCGGAACCTGGGCAACAACAACCCGGACAACTACGGGGACCCGGAGATCCTGCGGGCTGATACCCGCATCGCCGTGGGCCTGTGGCTGAAGAAGTACAACAACGTGAAAGAGAAGGTCAGCAAGTGAAGAAGATCCTGCTCGCAGGAACAGCGGTAGCTCTCCTGCTCGGGGGCACCGCGTGCTCCTACGGAAACCCCGGCGCCGACGAGGTCGGTCTCTACTACGAAGAGGGTTCCCTCGACGGCCAGAACTTCCTGGAGTGTGTGGATCCCGGCGAGTCGGTACAGACCTCGGACATGTTCGAGGATGCCGACGCCATCTACCCGGTCCCGGCGTCGCTGCGGACCTGGAACATCGCCCCCCAGGGTGGTGACTCCAACGTCCCCATCACGGTGGCCGCAGCCCCTGAGGCAGGCCAGCCCAGTGGGGTACAGGTCAACCTGTGGGTCCAGTTCGCCTTCAGCATCAACAGCGCCTGTGGCGACGGCAAGGACCCCAACAGCCCTGCGGTGCAGTGGTGGGAGAAGGTCGGTCGCCGCTACTACGCTGCCGACACCACCGAAGATAAGACCAAGTGGTGGGCCGCGATGCTCCAGAACACCATCGTCCCTGCCGCTGAGGCCGTGTCACGCACCAAGGCTCGTGCCTACAGTGCCGACGCCCTGGTGTCCGGTGCAGCCAACGTGGACCTCCAGAAGGCGGTCTCCGCGGAGCTGCCCGGAGAGTTGAAGCGCCTCGTCGGCGGTGCCTACTTCTGCTCCCCCACCTTCAACCGGGCCAACCCGGACCAGTGCGGTGAGATTCAGGTGCTGGTGAAGGACGTGGACTACACCAACCCCGCCATCCAGGCGGCTCGCGACGAGAAGCAGAAGGCTATCGAGCTGGCCGCTGCCAAGGTGGCCGAGGCTCAGGGCAAGGTGGATGCCGCCGCCAAGGAGGCGGAGCTGTACAAGAACCCCAGCTGGGTCCAGTTGGAGCTGGCCAAGATGGAGTTGCAGGCTGCGGAGGCTCAGGCCGCCGCGTGTGCCAAGGCTGCGTCGTGTGTCATCTCCGGTGGAGGTGTCTTGGTTGGCGCGAGGTAAGAAGAAGCGACGGCCCTACCTTCCGATCTTGTTCACGGCGATCTGTCTGATATGGACCTTCGTCACGGTGATGGATGTGAGACGGGGCAACGCCTCGTACTCAGCCGTGGACGGGTTCGCGCTGGGAGTTCAGTTCGTGACCGCGTTCATGCTCTGGAGATGGTGGCTCCGCAGACGGAAGACCTGACCCATGCTGTAGGGCATGGAGATTGAGGTTCGCTGGCTCCCGGCACAGCAGGGATCCCTGAAGCACATCGGGCGGGGACGCCTGATCCATACCAATAAGGATGAGATCGAGGACTGGCGCTCAGCTGTCCGCAACCGGGTGGATGACTACCGGGAACGCAACCCAGGACATGGGTTGCCCTACGAAGGGGCCGTTGTGATGAGACTGGTGGTCTCACTGCGACGGCCCCCCTCTGTCTCTAGGAACAAGCGCCCATACCCCTCAGTGGCACCCGATCTGGACAAGCTGATGCGGGCCGTAGGTGACGCGTTACAGAAATGCGGGGTCCTGGTGGATGACGCCCAGATAGTTGATCTCACCCGCCTCGCCAAGGTGTACTGCAACGAGGACCCGGAGTCCCTGGAAGTTCCAGGGGCCAGGATCGTGGTGCTGCCCATGGCACCGTTAGAGGAACTGACGAAGGGATGACAGTGACGAGCGATCACATTGCGGGGTTCAGCATGGACCTGCCCGACTGGGCCCGGATGATCCTTGACGACCGGGAGATGCGGCGCGGCGACGGCTGGAAGATACCCCTGGCTGTCGAGGTGCCTGTGAAGCGGCCCAGTCACGAGGAGGTGCAGCAGAAGGTCATCAACTTCAAGCTGGTGGCCGACGCACTGGAGCTGCTCCTGTCGGTGTGGCCCGAGATCCCGGGGGCGTCGGTGACGCTGACCCCGGCCCAGCAGGATGAGCTGAAACGCATCATCCTGGCCCTGCCAGCATCGGTGGCCCTATGAGTACCGACCTGCTCCCCGAGACGACCGGTGACGACCTCCTGGACTTCCTGGAGATCATGAAGAACACGCCACTACGGTCCATGGCAGACATCGCCGCGGATCGTGAACCCGAGTTCGAGATCCCGGTCCTGGCTGTAGGGATGCAGGCAGACACCGTTGAAATCCCTGTTACGCGCTCCGCTCCCCGGCACCTGTCCACGTACCGTGGACCCAGGGTCTGGCGGCACCCGCTGACCTGGTTGAAGTGGAACTTCGGCTGGATCTACTGGGGGGTCGATGAACAAAACCGACACAGATCCCATCGGGTGGTGTAGTACATGCGAAAAGTGGCTGTACACGGACAAGGCTCGGGCCAAGAGGGTGGGGCGTCGGCACCACCCCCGGAAGCCGGCCTACATCTGCCCGGAGACCAGGGGGACAGTGCAGGAGCTGTACCACGTGGGTTCACTACCCCAGTTGGTAGTTCAGGGGTTCCTGACCCGCGACCAGCTTCGCCGCAAGCGCCGCTCCTGAGGTGCAACAACTGTGGGATCCTCGGGCACCTGCCGCGGGCCTGCCCCAACTACGGGTGGTACTACCCGGCGCCTGGGAAGAACCGCCTGGACTACGAAAAGGACAGGCAGCGGGTCCAGGACCTGATCGCCTCCGACATCATCTCCGAGCACGAGGTGCATGAGGATGACGAGGATCCCATCGTGTTTCAGGGTGCCCGACCTAGTGCGGACCGCAAGACCAAGGCCCTGATGCTGCCCTGTCCGCGCTGTGAGCAGCCGCCGGGGAGCAAGTGCAAGACGGCAGCCGGGGACTACACGGAGCTGCACAAGGCACGGCTCGACGCTGTTGACTCCCCGTCCCCGGGGAGCTAGGCTGTAGCTACCTCGGGTTTGAGAAGGCTGGAGGAAGGCTCCCCCAGGGGCTGGTCACACAAAACCTGGGGGAGTCACGGACTGGTAGCTCAACAGGTAGAGCAGACTGACCAACGCCCGCAGGACCGTGGTTCTAGAGCCACAGGGGCGCTGAGACTGGCACAGATATCGGTGACCAGGAAGGCGGCGTTGAATCGGTTGGTTGCAGGTTCGAATCCTGCTCAGCCCACGAGGGACCTACGACCAGCGACGACCGACAAGTGTTGTTGGCTAGTGAACTCATGAGTGCCAGAACCAGGAGCTTCCCCCGTCGTCTCCTGGTTCTGGCCGGTGCGGGATCGTCTAACAGAAGGACGCTGTGCTCATAACTCAGAGAATCCGGGTGCGAATCCCGGTCCCGCCTCTACGTAAGACGCTCAGCGAATGAATGGGTCGGTAGCTTAACGGGCAGAGTCCGGCGTTTAGGCCGGGGATGTCGGTTCGAATCCGACACGATCCACGAGGCCGCGCGGCCGGACAATGAGAGGAGGCTCCATGGAAACAGTGCGCTATCTGGTCACCGGGTTCCCGGGGGCCTTCAAGGAATGCCACCGCTGGCTGGTCAAGGTGACCTACGGGGTGTGGCCACTCATGCTGTGTCCCGGCCATCGGGCTTGGGCAGAGGTCCAGTACCTGCGACAGTTGAGCGGTCCCGAGGGACGATGATCTCGTTCTTCTGAAGGACCATGATCAGGTCATTCTGGTACTGGAGCATGTCGGTACGGTTCTGGTTGACGAGGGCATGTACTTCACCGAGGCCATCTTTCACCTTGGTGACGTCTCGTTTCAGAATCAGGACCACGGCAGTAGCAATAGACGTCACAAGGGTGGCGACGGCACCAAGGATTAGGGCGATGCCCTCAGCAGTCATGTCTCAAGAGTAAGGATCATCATGGCTAATAACGATGCCGCAGCTCAAGAAGCACGTCGCAAGGCGGCCGAGGCTGAGCGAGCCGCCGACGAAGCAGTCAAAGAAGCTGAGCGTGCCGCTAAGCGCGCCGCCGACGCAGCAGAGGCTCGCCGCAAGTTGATGGGCCAGTAGAGTAAGGCCGAGTCGGGGAGTCCCATGGCACCCGGAAGGCGCTGGTCCCGGCGTGACTCACAGGGACACTAAAGCCATAGTGACCGTACTGAATCGAGCGAAAGGCGCATCAGTGCTCAAACGAATCGGTATCGTCCTAGTCGGGGCCATGACCATGATCGCACTGGCCGCAGTACCCGCACAGGCCGACTACTGCCCAGACTCACTGATCTGCTTCTACTGGACCGGCCACCGGTACGACTTCAACGTCACCCTCGGGTCCGCCCCGTGGAAGGACGTATACGTCGGCGAGCCGGTCCGGTCCAACGCCTACTCCATGCGGAACCAGAAGGTGAACACGTACATCTCGAAGCGCAACAAGGGCGACGGGTGCTCGGCGTTCAACTTCGACCAGCCCAACCTGCACCAAGGTCAGCAGTACTACTTCAACCCGGTCACGGCCTGTTTCCGGGTGGACTGGGTCTAGGCCCACAGTCTCCTCCGGTCCAGCTTCCGGAGGAGTGGTGGAGTTCGGCGGGAACCCCCGGCACAGGGGTTCCTACTGGGCCCGTACAAGGAGAAGCCCCCGTAGGTAGCTACGGGGGCTTCTTTGTGTCTGTAGCATCGAAGACAACAACTTAATAGACCCAGTCTGGTGACACGGCTGTGCTGGGACAAAGAGGCCCCGCCTTCCATGGACGGACAGGCGGGGCCTCTTTGCGTATCGTCATGGCCATGGACTGGGAGCCCCTGGAGGACGTCACCGAGACGCCCATGGTGGAGCAGATCCAGGAACCTGAGCCCAGCTGTCTGGCCAGAATCCTGGCCGGACTCCTCGACCAGGGCGCCCTGATCTCTGGCTTCAGCTCGATCCTCCCCTAGTTACGGGGTCGGGACCGGCTGCTCGGAGATGACCGGCGTACCCAGCGTCACGGTGGCGACGCCGCCGGGGGTGACGTCAATGCTGTCCGAGCCGAAGATGGTGTCCGGGTTGGCCGGGTCAAAGACCTTGACCACGGCGGAGCCGAGACCGACGGCGACAGCCGTCAGCTCGTCCTTGCCGGACGCGGTGCCGCTGGTGGCCTCGGCGATGGTGGCCGTCACAACACCCTCAGGGGTGGTGCTGACCGACAGAGTGGCGTCGACATCGAAGCCACGACTGTCCTTGGCGTCGATGACATAGAGGGCCTGGTCGCTGGTGTCCATGGTGGTCACGGTGTCGCCTCCTGGGCGGGTTGTTCCTCGACGGCTACGAGGGTAAGGGTGATGGATGCGGGTCGGCGCAGCCACGCCACGAAGACGTCGGCTACCTCAGTCACGCGAGCGGCGGCGGCAACGTCCCCGTTGCACTCCGCCAGGTGCTCATAGCGACCGTGGCTGAACAGCTCGGTCGCCTGCTGTAGTGCAAGGATCAGATCATCGGAGCGGTCAAAGGCCACAAGAACACTTTACCTAAGTTGTGGGGACCCGAAACCTTCCCCGGTTGGTGTGTGGCGCCAGGGGCTGCCACAAAGGCACCGGAACAGCCGCTGGGCCCATGCGTAGAGCCCCGCGGTAGACCCGCTCAGCCAGCTCCATAGCCCGGCGGTGAGCCCACCACTGGTCGCGTGCCGACACGGTGAACGAGAAGCCGAGGGTGCCCTCCTCCTGGCCCTGTACGTCGGGCTCGTTGAACCACCAGGACACCTCACAGGCGTGCTGGAGGATGGCGAGCACCTTGCCGTGGCAGGCGGTGCCGGTCATGATCTCATCCAGGAAGGTGTACCGACGATGTGTTGTCACAAGATCAGCTATCGGTCACGGGTGGACCAGATGTGCCAGACGCTGCGAATTCGTGGGAGTGACTGATCAGTGCTCCCCCTCCGTCGCCACCGCCTGCCGTCTTCACCGGACCGAAAGACAGATTAACCAGAGCCTCGGTCCAGTCCCGGGTCGTCAGGTCCGGCGTGGGATATCCCCGCGCGTCCTTGCCCGGATACACCTTGTGCACGTCACAGACAACGTTCATCTCCGGCGTCACGATACCGACCTTGGTGGAGACAACCTCCCGCTCCTTGGCATCGCCCCGGGAAATCCAGTACTTGTTCTGCCACAAAAATACCTGTGCCATTGTCTCTTTCCCTTCCGCCTGCCACTGGGCCAGCGTCTCTCCCCGCAGAATCGACATCATGGCCTGGAATACCGACAGCACGTTGAGGTACTTGCGCAGGCAACTGAAGTGCATGTGCCACTTGTGAGTGTCGTCGGGACTGCGCTCGGTCCAGTTGGTGAAGTCGAACCCGTCCGCCGGGGCGTCTCCATCAGAGCTGTTGCACAGGACCTCGCGCCAGCCTTTCAGCCGGGGGTCCCTTGTCTTCCAGGCTGCGCGGACCCGGTCGCTGTACTTGCGGATGTTGGTGAAGTTCCCCCTCTGGGCAGATGGGAACGTGATGTCTACGGCTGCGCCCATCTTCTCGTTGGGGTGCCCGTTGCCTACCTGGTCGTCAGCCAGTTGAATGGAGTAGTCCGGCTGCCACTCCGGGTGCTTCTTGGAGGTGGCGTAGTCAGCGTGGTAGCCAGGCTTGAAGTCACCCCACGAGCCGGCGTAGACCGTCTCGGCTTCGAGACGCTCCCACTCCTCAATGAACCACCACATCTCCGCGGTGATGTGGCTAGGCTGCGGGTTGGTCGCCATAGGGGCATTATGCGCCCCGGGCGTCCCCTTGTCCCGGCTGTCCGCTGCTGTTCTGTCCGTGTTGGTGATAGGTCCAGGTGCGCTCAGCCAGGTGGGTCATGGCCAGGCCACGTTCACAGGCGATTGCGGCGACCCCGGTGATAAAGCCCCAGTCTTCATTGGCATATGTACCTATTTGATTGTCTTGGTAGCCGACTTCCTGTGCGATATCCGTACGTACCAAGACGTTGTGAGTCGTGTGATGGGGCGTGCACGGATTGAACGGCAACCCGAAGTGACCCAGTGGATCAGGCCCGTGGAACCAGCTGAACACGAAGATGGAGTCGGTCTCGGTGGCCACCCGGTACAGCTTCTCCAGGTGCTCCGGCATCAGCTCGTCGTCCGAGTCGCACCAGGCGATCCACTCGGTGTCCACCATGGCCAGGAGGCGGCGGCGATTAGCCCCGGCTCCCAGCCGGTCCAGGTCGTTGCAGACCAGGATCGCGGACGGCTGCATGGTCTGAGCCGCCACCGAGGCGAAGGCCCGGTTGATAAGCCCGGACGTCTGGCGCTCCGGGTGGGTGGCCACACAAACGGTCACGCCAGGGCGTAGGTCATCGTGGTGCATGCTTCCGCCGCTCCCTCATCGCTTCGCGTCTACATGTTCTACAAGATCGATGGCCAGTAACCGGATGAACATAGGTGTTTAGTTCGGAGAACGCGTGCCCGTAGGGACAGGCGGTTTTAAATGTATGTATGTTCCTCCTTGAGTTGAGGCTTCGGGTAGTTACCTGTAGATGGTCTGGGTTGACGCAGTGTCTCACGTGGCATTGATGGTCGAGAACTAGGTCATCGGGAACTTCGCCCACAAGTAACAAGTAGCTGATGCGGTGGGCTAGGACTGTTCCGAATCCGATCCGACTGTCCGAGAAGCTGCCATACCCATCGGGCCTAATGCTGAAGGTGTAAAGCCAGCACGAGTCTGTCTTGTCCACTCTGGACCAGAACAGATCCACTGGGTCGGGAGCTTCATAGAGCGGATCCCCATGGATCTTCCATCTCAAGTAGTGCTTTTGGCACCAGCCTCGTCGGCGGCTTCCGTCGCCCGGACAGTTCTCTACTGAGCAGGGCGGACGCTGCCGTGTTCCCATAATTTCCAAGTCGTATGCCAGGGGAGATTCATATTCCATTTCACTTCCCCTTCAGCTAGACGGAGGAGCACTGGGAGGCTCAGTTGGTCCTGATGCGACCATTGTATCGTCTCGATCCACCAGGCGTCGGACAGCTCCAGTACCCTCGGGGTATGGCGACGTACATTGGCCCCGGTGGCGATCAGACCCCACCCTGGTGGGTGGAACTGAGAGTAGAACTGGATCTGGGCCAGAATAGCTGGGCCGTCATAACGCCATGTCAGAGTGGCGGAGTACTCGCCCTCCGGGTAGATACAGGACCGGGTCGGGTGTGGAACGCAGGCCCAGTCATCCGTGCCGAGAGCCTCAAGCCCGAGATCTACGTAGCGATCAGTTGTCACCTCCATGGACCCATCTATCCACATGGAAACGTCAACATCGGGGCATGCCAGAGCGGGATGAGTCTTCCAGAACTTATGCGCCAGCATGGGACCCGTGATCTTCGGTTCACCCTTTACCGTAGCGACGTAGTGGGGGACGACTCTGACCTGCCACCCCTGGGCCTCAGCATCGAGACCCACCACTGGTGAGTCGGTGTAGAAGTAGCAGGGCACCCCGTCCGGGACCTTGGGGGCCGGCTTGACCCAGTCCGATTTGCCATAGACAGCGGTGTACAGAGCTACTTTGGGAGTATGAAGAGACTGCACCTGATCCTGACCTGGGGCTGGGTGCTGCTCATTGTGCCCACGGTCCTGTGGTGGAAGGAGAGCATCCTGTTCATCGGGATCGTGTCCGTCTACGCCAACGTGGTCAGCCACTGGACTGCCTACCAGGCCGCACGGGCAGAGAAGGCAGCGAGTAACCAGGACGAGTAACGGGTATCACCCCGGGCATGGACATCCTCATCCTGGTACTCCTGATCCTTGGGGCCGTGCTGTTCGGCATCCGCATGTTCTATGGACAGCCCGCTGTCCGCCCCGACTTCCTAGCCGGTGGCCTACTCTGCTGGATCGTCGCCTATCTCCTGGAGCGCCTTGGCTAGGAAGGTCCTCCGGCTGTTCTCCACGGCCAAGACGTACTCGGGGTCCCCAGGCTCTACGCCTGGGGACAGGGACAGCGCCTGTCCGTACGTGGTTCCCTCGTGTTCCAAGGTGAAGGAGACCGAGTAGTAGACGTTCTCCTCTCCTGACTCGTCGGTCCATGTACGCGGCCCCAGATCCTGGACCACAACCTCATTCACCTTTGAACCTCCGTGTACTGACGATCCCGATGTCCCGGCGGACCGGGAATCCTTGGCTGCCGCAGACTGCTTGGCTTTGCACCGTGGACACCGGCACTTCTTGCGGTACCTGCCTAGGCAGGCCGGTACCACTCCACAGTCTCCTGGATCTTGTCCCAGCTGAACTCGGGGTGCCACCCCACCATTTCCCATCCTTCTCCTTTCGCCACGATGTGCGTTTCTGGTTCCTCGCCCCGTCGCATAGGGAGATGCAGGAGCCCGGCTGTGTTCCCCGTGTACCGGTTGACGGCCCTGGCAATGGAGTTGACCGTTGTGGCCACCCCGGTGCCCGCGTCCAGGACCTCGTCGTCCCCGAAGACGCAGGCGTCCACCAGCATCCGGGCCACGTCGTCCACATGAACCGCGTCCACAGTCTGGTTGCCGGAGCCCCAGATGGTCAGGGGCTCCCCGCGCCAGGCCTGTGTTGCCCACGTGGGGATGAACTTCTGCGGGTGTCCCGGCCCCACCTTCTGGCCTGGTCCGTAGGCGTTGAATGCCCGGACGTGGGAGACGGGCACCCCGAAGTTACGGTGCCACGCGGTGGCCAGCCTCAAGGCGCAGAGCTTGGTGGCCTGGTAGACGTTGGCCCAGGAACTGTCCGGCATGGTGATGCCCACAAAGCCTGCGTCATTCTTCTTGCACCACTCCAGGATCCGTAGCGTCCCCACTACGTTTGCCTCGACAGCGTCTTCGGCAGTGTCGAAGAGTTCATCTGTTCCCAGCATGCCGGCCATATGAATGACCGTCCCGGCGCCTTCGAGACCGCGGAGGTCCCCGAGGACATCGTTGCCGTCAGACCGGTCGAACCTCCACGCGGTGTGTCCCTGTAGCTCGGCGACACGGATGGTGGCAGCCCCGAGGAAGCCACCACCCCCGGTGATAGCGATCCTCATCGGAGCTTCTCCAATACATGATCAGGATGTACCGCGTCGGTTCTGTTGAGGATAGTGCCCGGGACTGGGCCTGCTTCCTCGAAGAATTCACGGATGTACTTCTTGTCGCTGTAGCGAGGCCCCAGGGACAAGGTGGGTTCTACGTTGAGCAGGACCATGGTGCCGGTGGGCCAGGTGTCCACCAGGATCGGCTTGGAGTTGATCAGGTGGGCCGCGTACATCTCACCGAGGATGAAGTAGCACTTCCATACATCCCCGGTCCAGTCCCCTGGTGGTTGTTCCCGGGCGGCGATGGCCTCGTTGTAGGGCAGGACATCGTCGAAGACGATGACACCCCCAGGGCGCATGTGCTTCTGCACGTTGACATAGTCGACGACGGTGTCCTCGACCAGGTGTGACCCGTCAATGAAGGCCAGGTCGATCGGCTCAGTCAGGTGACCGTTGGCGAAGAACTCGTCCGAGGTCATGGTGTGCACCCTCTGATTGGGCAACTGGTTCTGCGGGGCGGCGAACAGCAACGGCTCCGGGTCGATCCCGTACGCCACCTGTGCCGCCTCGGCCAGGACCAGAGAACTCCCGTACTGGACCCCGATCTCCAGGTACACCTTCGGTTGCAGCACCTTGTGCAGAGCGGCCAGGAACTCGTGCCTACTTATAGCCATCCGAAGATCACGCCCCCACAGATACAGCACATGAGAAAGAGAAGACCAATGGAGAACCAGAGCAGTATGTAGACCAAGGGGCTCGGCTTCTGATCCGTTACCACGGGCGCCCAGACCACTTGTCCACGTAGCGCTGCATGTCCCCCGGGATAGCAGCAGCCAGCACGTCATTGACCTGACCATTGGGGTACAGGTGATTCACCGGGAATCCGGGGACCATAACCATTCCTCCGGCAATGGCGGCTCGTCTTCCCAGGTCGTCATCCCCGCAGTACCAGGCGAACTGTTCATCCGCTCGGAGCCCCAACTCCCCAGCAAGGATGAATGCAAAACCCTGCATCCGCGTCGCCAGAGGAGGTGCCTGGTTCTGAGTGTGTAGAACGGGCATACTGTGGCCGCCGGAGCAGCCGGCGGCAACACCCATCTGTCTGATGGTTCCGGAGACGGCATCGAACCATCCTTCCGGGACAATGGCGTCGTCGTTGATGACGGCGACATCCCACTTTGGACTACGGGGAGGCTTACGGTCCGGGTCATACTCCGCCAGCTCTAGGCCTTTGTTCCACCACCGGGAGATGTTCGGATCCTCCGGCCCGACGAAGCCGAGGGAGAAATTGCCGGGGAACTTGCGGTCTGTGTCCCACAGACTCCCCGCACCACTGCCGGTGTAGATGACGTACACCCAGTCCACCTGGGGAGCGATGGCGGCAACGCTGTCCCAGAGACAGTCGCGCCCGTTGCTGGGGATCACGGCGTAGCGGGGGATCCTCATGCCTTGCTCCGGTGGTGGGGGTTGGCACAGCTGTGGGTGTAGCAGTACAGGGACCCGGCCTCGAAGCGACAGCGCCTGTGATCACTACTGTCACACCGGGGACAGGGGGGCAGGATCTGTTCCAGCTTCCGGAACAGGTCCAGGCGGGTGGGGGCCAGATCAGTCACCGTGCTCATCGCAGCCAGCACCGAACCCTCCGCCTATGAGTTGGATGGCCTGGCTGGGGGTCAGACCCCACTCGATAGCCTGATGGAACAACGTGATGCACGTTTCCTCGTTGTGGGAGTGCCACCACTTCTCGGGTTCAGATGGTCCGTCGTCGAACCTGTTGCAGATCAGGGCGCGGGCCTCGTCGTAGGTGTACTCATCCACGTTGGATCTCCACCGCTCGGGTCCACGCTTCCAGCCAACGCCACGCGTTGGCCTCGTACGTCTGTGTAACCATGTAGCCCTTCCCAGCCTCGGCCTGCTCTTTGCGGAGCACGTCATCGGTGAGGAGCCGGGTGAGGTGGGCGTACCACTGCTTCGGGGTGTCGGCCAGGAATCCGCACCCAGACTCCTTCTGGAGGCGACGATACTCCGCACGGGGGGAGGCTACCCAGGGGACCCCGGCAGCCATGCACTCGATGCCTTTGAGTCGGGACTTGGATGTGTTGAAAGCGGTGGGAGCCAAGGGAACCATGCCCACATCCATGGTTGTCCCCAGAGTCTTGATCCAGTTCTCCAGTCCTACCGTGCCGGTACAGATCGGGTCCTCGGTGAGCCTCAGGTTCTGCTTCACCTTCGAAGGGCCCCCCACCACCCGGAACTGGTGACCCTCCGCTGTCATCCGTCGCACCACGTCACCGGTCACCTGGAGATCGTTGGGGTGGGACAGGGTGGTCCCGGCCCAGCCAAAGCATCCGGACTCCTCAGTCGGATAGGTGAGCGTGACCGCTGGGACGTAGTTGTCCAGCACCATCCCCCGACCATGGGGAGCGTAGATCCGCTGCAACGGGGTGGTGGAGGTGGTGACCAGGGTGGCCAGCTTGCAGGACTCGATCGCCCACTTCCAGGAGTAATCGGTCCCGTTGTTGTGTCGGTAGGCCCGGTAGGCGACGTTGTCCGGATGGATCGAGGACATGTCGTCGTCCATGTCCACGACCACGGCTACCCCCCGGGACCGCAGGAAGGTGATCAGTTCCTGCTGGCGTCGGTGGGCGGCCCGTTGAATGACAATGACATCCGCGCCGGGTGGGATCTGGACGTCAACGATCCGGTCGGTCCCATCCGCCTGTTCCTCCACCTTGATGACGAAGCCGGACTCTTTCATCGGGGGCATGATGACCACATCATGCCCCTGTTTCCGTAACGCGTCGGCGGGCCAGATGAGTCGGTAATGCCCGCAGCCCTGATTGTCAGCAGGGAAGACGTAGACCTTCAATGGCCCGCTCCTATTGGAAGATCTGATAGACGAAGCTGGTACCTACTGCCCGTGTGGCAATGCCGCCAGTGGCCAGGGACTTGATGCCAATCATCTGGAACGTATGCGTCCCTGCCGTCAAGGTGCCGTGCCACGTATGAGCCAATGAATAGCGGTTACCGCTGGCATTGGTCTGGAAGATGATCTGCTCGGTGAGTCCGACGCCGTCAATCTGTAGAGCCACTGCCACCAGGTTGTTGGTGCCGGCGGTGAAGTAGTCAATGTCCGCGTTGCCGGTGATGATGTATTCGCCCGCAGACTTCAGGGCCAGTGACGTCAGTGGCGTAACAGCCTGGGCCGAAGTGGTCAGAGTGACGTCAACGAGGGAGTTGGTTTCCCCTCGGAACGTCGTTGTCGTCTTCAGAGTGAACGGAGACCCCGGCAGGCGACCGATGACATAGTTCCCGCCGGGGGGGATCTGCAACATCATCACTCGGTCGGTGGGGACGGCAGTGCCGATGAGGGAAACGCACCCGACCGGGACATCGTCCCCGTCGTAGATGACCGTGGCTGACAGGCTGCTGGTCTCTACGGTCGACACAGTGGCGGGACGAAGGGTCCAGGTCAGGCCCAGTGACTTGGCCCGGTCCACCACTGCTGCCGCCTGTATAGCCAGCAGCTCGGGAAGCGCCTGCTCGTCGGTCATGAGTACGCCCTCCGCAGGGAGTGGGTCATGGCGCCGCCAGCAGACAGGTTCATCGTCCAGGCCACCTCCAGCCACTTCTCCCCGAGCCACTGGACCACGTTGTACGAGTCGTGGCGAGGGTCAGGAGCGCTACTGAGGGCCGTCTCCAGGAATACGGTCTGACGGTTGGCCAGATTCTGTGCGATGGCGGCAGCGGTCTGGGAGTCGGGGACCTGGAGGTCCTGCACCTCGGTGATATAGAAGCCACGGTTGGAGAACGAGTAGGGCGCGGAGGGTGGCACGTCAGCGATGCCCACCACCGCGTTCGCGGTTTCAGTGGCGGCATTGGAGACGACCATGAACCGGTTGGGGGCGGTGAGGATGTTGGAGGCGCCGGAGATGGAGCCGCGGACCACCTTCCCGCCGAAGTCAAAGTCGAAGTCCAGAACAGAATCGGCGGCGGCAAAGGATCGGACGAAGCGCATGGTGCCGTTGTTGTCGAACCAGGGACTGAAGTAGTCACCAGCCAGTGCCAGCGCCTCCAGGAGCTGACCCCGACCGGTCCCGATAGTCCAGGCCTGGGTCGCATTGAAGGGGCTCGGCTCCATTTGTACAGTGATCGGCAAGTTCTCCAGCGTGTCCAAGATGACGTCCTGGACCGAAATGTCGACGGCATTGATCCCTTGCTGGATCTGCTGATCCACCAGGAACATCTCGTCAGCGAGGACTGTGGTTCCCAGCTCGGCCGACGTGAAGATCTGACGCCTGTCATCGGTGAACATGTACCGACCCAGTGGGTACTCGGTCCCGTCTGACATCACCATGAACAGGTTGATGCGATCGGTGAGGGGTTCAATGATCGCTGTGTCCGCCCCGCCCAGGCCCATGGACAGCTGACGTTTGATGGTGCGACTCGTGTCATGGGACAGCGACCCACCCCGTATCGGGGTGATGTCCCCCAACTGTTCCCCGGTCACTCCATTGGACCGAGCGAACCGGAAACTAGCCGCCCGCTGCCCTACCCACGGGACCAGGTCCAGCTTCGGGTCCCGGGGGATGGTGAGCAACGGTCCGCTCGTGAACGGGGGGTTGAGAAACTGGGTCACAGCACCACCTGGCTTGAAGTGGCGGTGACCTCAATGATCTGCACCTGGGCTCGGTAAATGCGGCGATGGTTCACGACCCGACCGGAGGGGACACTCACGCTGGCCAGCCACTTGTTACCCTCCTCATCCCGCACACAGATGTAGGACACGTCATTCCAGGCCATGTCCCGCAGGGACCGGAAGTCACCCAGGGTCGGCGGTGAGATGGCGGCAGCCTGGATCAGGACGTCACGGCTGAACTGCTCCCCACCTCGCTCCAGTGGCTTGAAGGCAACGAAGAAGTCCCGGTCGTACATGGCCTGGAGGACGGTGAATCCCGCCTCGGCGAAGGAGAATCCCTCCTCCACGCGGTCGTCCCATACGGACGAGTAGGCCAGGTTGCTGGAGCCGTTCTGGACCTCATTGGTAGTGAAGATGAGGACGTGACCGCCCGTGGTGCAGCCACCTGTGATCCCTGGCGAGGTCATGGTGATGGTCTGGGTGGATGACCAGTCTCCATAGAACCCGTAGGAATTGATCTCGCGTATCCGGTACGAGGACAAGATGCCTGGTCGGGTCTCGTAGTCGTTGAACCCGGACACGGTGGGTCCAGCCATCATGATGGTCTGCCAGCTCGTGTCGATGGTGTCCATGCGCTGCAACTCGTAGAACCAGGAGGAGCTGGAGCCGACCGAGCCCAGGGTCCAGGTGAGTCGGTTGTAGAAGATCCCGCTCGGAATGCAACACGGGTTGATCCCGCAGTTCTGACCGATACCAGTGACCGCCTGGGTCAACTGGGACAGGGTGAACCCGGACACCGGGGGCATGTCCTGGCTGAAGATGAGGACCCCATCTGAAGACGGGTCGTCCGTGGTGGCTGTGACCGGTGGCGCGTAGCCCGTGATCCAGCCCAGGTTGACCGTGGAGCCTACTGTCGGGGCACCATAGGTCGCCGTGTCCAGCCGCTGCGTGCTGGGGACCACGAGGTTGTAGAGGTTGCCAGCGATACCGGACAGCGCCGGAGCAACGGCGCCCAACACTTCCCACCGATTACCGGCCGTCTCCCCGGCGGCAGACCAGCGCCAGGTGGGAGTGAGACCCAGGCCCATGCTGGGAGGGGTGGCGGTGGGGAACCGCTTCGTGATCTCTTTCCAGCCATCCAGGATCTCCGGCAGTGCGTCCCACTCGGCCGGGGTCAGGGTGACCGCGATACCACTCCCGGACACGGTGGGGCTGGTGGAGTCCAGGCGCAGGGACACCGTGGTGTCGCCGAAGCGGCGGGCGTACCAGCGCACCCAGGGGAAGGGACGGTTGGTGCCGATGACCGAGTCCAGGATCTCCTGGGTGGCGGTGACGGTGCCGTACACCTGGGCAATGGCCTGGCGACCATACGCATGGGGCTCCGTCAGGGTGCCACCGGAGGCATGCAGGGAGATCTGGGGCAGAACCTGGATCGTCTCGCTCGTCAGCGTCTGGTCTATGGCCGTGTCGTCCATGGGGAACGGGATGTTGACCTGAACCCCAGGGTGGCTGGAGATCGGATACAACTGCCGTTCTGCATTGAGGAGTGGATAGTCTGAGCTGCTGGTGAAGCCCCACTCACTCCCACCCACGAAGGGGGACGTGAGGACGACACTGTAGTCACCGGCGGCCAGGACTGGATTGGAGGCGTACGCCATGGTCCGCATCGGAATGATGTTGGCGCCTACCTGGCTCTTGCGCTGCAAAGAGTTGGAGCCACCCAGGCAAATAGCGCCGAAGGCTAGCCGTTGCTCCTCGCAGTAGAAGATTTCCAAGGCGGCGTAGTAGAAGAACAGACTCGCCCCGGCGGGAGCCCCATAGTTGGCGCCAAGGGCAACGGTAATGAAGAGGAGTGGTGCCGTGCCTCCAATGTCCAGGCGCTTGAGCTGGTCCCAGGTCCAATGCATCCGGTCACCAGTGGTGACGGGACTGTTGGCCGTCCAGAAGGGGTTGATCTCTCCCAGCGGAGCCCGGGTAATGGAATCGTCAGCGTTGGACCGTAGGCGCTCGTAGAACACGTAGTTGCTGACCAGGCTCTGGCTGAACTCCGTGGTCATAGCAACGATGGTTCCGCCACCGATGCCAGCGCCAGGGCCTACCAGGTTGTCGCTACCATCCACCGAATAGAGGAAGTTAACTCCCAGGATTCGCTTGCCATTCAACTGGGGATAGCGGGACGTGTTGAACTGCATTCGAATGCCATGGGTGTTGATGGCATCGGTGGTGAAAGAGACGCCTCCCTGATACTGGGACGGCACAACCAGGCGACCGGTCACGTCACCGCTGGGGTTTCCGCCAGTGCAGATGGCAGAACTCACCGGAATCACTACCGATTTGATAGGTCCCGATTCATTCTCCTTGCCCCGCTGATACACGGCGATGCCCATGTGCTGACCCAGGTCACTCATGGGAGGAATGTCGGTGGGCCTATCGGTGTAGTAGCGACCGTCTTGCAGCACCCGAGATGTCGCCAGGGTGAACCCGTGCCCGGCCTCGATGAAGTTGGTAGCCGGCGACAGCTCCAACTTCTCGTCCCGGATCGGGACCCACTCCTCGCCCAGGATGATGGGCGTGTTCGGGTTGTAGTTACCCATCTATGTCCCTCACATCGCCCTGATAGCTAGCTGAGTGTTGCGATTCAGGTTGGTCCAGATGCCCTCGGCCACACCGGCCCCAGCGGTACGGGCCTGGTCACGATCCATTGGCCCGTTGATGCGCATGGAGATCGAGTTAGGCCCGAAGACGATGTTCTGGGTGGCGTTAGCGGAGGCGTCCCGTAGGGACGGGCCCTCCATCTCCATGCCGGTAGCAACCCGCCGGATAATCTCCTGGCCGGCAAAGCGTGGGTCGCCCTTCCCGGACAGCGGGCCCTCTTCCGCGGGAGAATGGGGGAAGAACCCGCTGATGATTCCGCCCACAGAGCCTAGTGCTCCACGCAGGTTCCCGAACATGTCCCTGACGCCGTTGATGAGGCCCTGGACGATGTTGCGTCCTGCGTTGTAGAGGAAGTTGACCGCGTTGGAGAAGGCTTCCTTGATCCGGTCAGGGATGGACGCGAACCAACCCTTGATGCTGTTGACTACGCCCCCGATGAAGTTCTTAATGGCGCCGAACTTTGCCTCCACGCTGGCCACTACCTGGTTGACTCCACCACCGACAAAGATCCACCACAGGAAGTTCCAGAACTCTGTGATCTTCTGCCAGGCTCCGACAAAGAAGCTTTCGACAGCGTTGGCAGCGGCGCCGAAGAATTCCAGGATGGCGGGACCCGCGACGGTTCCCAGGAAGAGGAAGAACTCCCGAACCGCACCCATGGCCCCCACCACCACGATGATGAGGGCGGTGATGGTCTGGATGGAGAGGATCGCGATGTCGAACAGGGCAGTGATGCCCTGGATTCCCGCTTCCGAAGTCAGGAATACGGCCAGCATTATCAGGGCCTCGGAGAACTTGTCGATCAGCTCCTGGCCGCCAGCCTTGTCCACAGCGACGAAGAGGGCTCCGATGAAGATGCCAGCCGCCCGGAATAGCTGAATGACAGACATGAGAGTTTCCTCCATGTCGTTCAGCCAGGTGATGAAGTCCGGGTCGCCAGCCACGTCATTGAAGGCGTCGCCAACCTGCTTGAAGATCATGGAGACGATGTCGCCGACCTTGGTCAGGAACGGCATCGCCGCATTGACCATGCTCAACAGGCCGTCCAGGAACGTAATGAATGCCGGTCCGAACTGCTCCAGGAAGGTGACGGTGCGCGGGAAAATCTCACTGAGGAACTTGTTGATGGTGCCGCCGGCAAAGAACTTTCCTAGGTCACGAAAGAACACGCCCAGGGCTTGTGCGACCTTGATGAATCCATCGAAGACGGTCGGACCCTGGGCCCGGTAGATCTGGGTGAAGACCCCCTGTAGCTCCTTGAAGAACCCCTGCTGGACCTGACCCTTCAGCTGGAAGAAGAAGTCCTTGAGTGGCAAGAGTTCCTTGACGAATGCTTGAGCCGCCGGGGCCAGGTCCTTGAGCGCCTCCTTCAGTTCCTTGGCATTTTTGGCAGCGAAGGCACCCTGGACCGCGTCCCCCACGCCCTTGAAGGCGAGCATCAGGACCCCGACCTGGATCCCCACCGCCGCCAGGATTCCTGGCAGTGTGATCGCCACGGCGGCCAGAGCGTTCAGGGCCTGGATGGCGGCACCCACGAGGCCGACGATGGCCCCCACCAGGGGGATGATGAACGCGATCAGGGGCGACTTGCCGGAGACGTTGAAGCCGGCGCCCAGGGCGTCAGTGAATGCCTGACCCACCTTGCCGAAGGGTCCGCCACCACTGCCCCCACCGGTGGCAGCCTCCTGCACGGCCCGTTCAATGTCGGAGAAGACCTTGGTGACGGTCCTCTTGACAATGTTGTTGTCCTTGTCCAGCTCCACCCGAACAGTGGTCTTGACCTTCTGTCGCTCCAGACCCTTCTCTACCGAGCGGGCGAGGCGGGGACCTTCCTTCTCCAGGCGGTCACCCATGGCGTCAGTGAGTGTGTCGCCCCACTTGTCACCGGTCTCCTTGAGGTCACTCTCGACCTTCTCGGAGCCAGCCCTGATTCCGCGCTCGGCTTCACGAGGGAAGGGAGTGGTGTCAGCGTGGACCGTAACGAAGGCTTCACCCTCACGTGTAGCCACAGTGACACCACCCCTCACAGCTTCTCGGAGTGGGCCATTGCGCCGGGCGCCACGCCCTCATTCTAGGCCGATCATCGCATGGAGAGGAACTGCTCCACCGACATCTCCATCTCATCCACGCGTTCTATCTCCGCCGCCATTTCGGAGGGAGGTGGCAGCTCCAGGCGACTGACGAACAGGCTTACTTCCTTGGGGTCCATGGCTCGGATGAGGATGACCAGCATCGCGTCGAGCCATGCGGCCAGGGACAGGACCTGTGGGTCGATTCCCGACATGATCATCTCTGGCCCCAGAACGTTCCAGTTCTGGCGGACGATGCTGATCATGCGCAGGGCGATCCACCACTTCCGGGCCGCCACAGTGGCGATCAGTTCCAGGATGGCTGAGTACAGGACCTCTGGCTCGACCTCCTGATTGAACAGCAGCTCCATTCCGGTGGGACACAGCTCTATCAGGACCCGATCCAGGTCAGGCTGCTCGTCCATGAGGATGACGAGCCAGGCCACGGCCGCAACGGCCGGGAAGTCGTATACCTGCCCCCGGACTTCCAGTTCCGCCGGCCAGGGGCGCAGTGACCACACCGGGTCCAGGTTGTGTTTGGGTATGACAACCTGAGCTTCAGGCCCGGGTGCGCCCCCGCCGAACTGCGGGCTTCTTCTCATTGTCTTCCTCGTCCTTGAAGACAGAGACCCAGTCGGTCATGTCCTTCAGCTCCAGGTTTCCCTTGATCTGCTGCTCCAGGACCCACTTCTTGTCCCCGTCCTGGACGACGACGCTGTCGAGAATCTGGAACATCTGATCCATCATGTCCACCTGCTGCTCCCGCGCCACGTTGGGAGAAGAGAGGATGCGGGACCCCCGCAGAAGCAGGCCCATCTGGATGTCCGTCAGCTTCTTGATCACGATGTTGCGCCCGCATACGGGCACGATCTGGGTCGGACGACCCGTGTCTTCATTAGCCATGTCCGCAGACTACAGCTCGGTGGAGATGTACTTGAAGCCGAAGATCCGAGAAAGTGTACGGAGGGGGGTGGAGAGGTACTTCTTGCCCTTGTAGCCGGGGTGCGAGATGCCCAGGAAGTTGGGGGACATGGGGATATGCGGGGCATAGACCGTGCGCCCGGCCCGACGCCAATAGAACTTCAACTGGGGCTTGCGGCGGGACCCGAACCGCCACAGGTGCGGAGCATCCTTCGGGAAGATGTTGTGTACCTCGGGCCCGTCGTGAGCGATAGTGGCGTAGGACGCGTGAGCCACGACAGAGCCAGTGACCAGACGCCCCGACACGTGGGGGCCTTCCTTCTCGATGGTGCTGGATAGGTGCCCGGTAGTGTAGGGCCCCGTCCCTGGGGCGGTCAGCGCCTTGGCGGCATCCACGGTGGCGTCAAGGAGCCGGTCGGTGAGGCGCAAGGCCTCCTTAATCGAGGTCTCCTTCATGATCAGCTGGTACATAACCACTCGCGCCATAACCCTGCTCCCAGGTCGGATCCCACAACAGTTGAAAGTAGTTACCCACGATCAAGTGTGCGGTACGCGTGGTCAGCTCCACCCACGTTTCCTGGCCAACCTCGTATCCGTCGAAGTTCTTCAGCGCCCGGACGAGGACCTGTCTCATGCGCAGGGTTCACAGAGTGGCATCTGGAAGGTGACGGTCATGCTGCGTTCCACGCAGCCACCTTGCGGTGCCCCTTGGGACTGGGGCTGCATGACAATGGACATGCCTTCCAGGAGCCCGGTCTGGTTCACGAACCAGGACCGTAGGCAACAGGCCGCCTCCCGCAGGGCCATGATGTCGGCGACGTTCTGGTAGAACGCCAGCGTCCAGTCGGCACAGGTGGGCATGGATCCCTCGTCGTCCATGACGGTAGGGATACAGCGGATGATGCCCACAGTGAGACTCTGGGCCCAGGAGGCTGGGGCGCAGACACTGTTGGCCTGCCGCACGATGTCCTGCTCGGGGAACGAAGCAGAACTGACCGTAGTCTCCCCCAGCATCACGTAACCCAGGCCGTCACAGCACAGGTCCTGGAACTGGTCGATGTCGTAGGTGACGTTGGTGCCGACCCGGAAGCAGAACTGTCCAGGCTCATATCCAGACACCGGATAGCTGGTCTGGAGGCATTCCAGCGCCTTGGCCGCTACGACGTAGACCGGATCCGAGGCGATGATGTCCGGCGCAAGGGGGGAGGTCACGGCCAGGTCGTCTTCCGGATCGGACTGTAGTCCGGGGTGGCTATCTTCATCCGGGACGTCAGCCGGTACGGGTTGAAAGCCCGGATGACGTTGTCGACCGTGACGATGCCGGTGAGCCCGTCTTCCAGCAGCTGATCCACATTCACCAGGGACACAGTGACACCCTGCCGGGACAGCGAGGTAGCCCGCTGTGGCAGCCGGCAGACCTGGCCCAGGCAGAACTTGGCGTACTCACAGGCCAGCTCACCCGCGGCCCGGGACAGCACACCGGGCAGTGGGATTCCCTGTAGGTAGGTGACCTGCCAGGCCGAGTTGTCGAACGGCTCCCCGGCACCCGAGGCCGGCATGTTGAAGTTGTTCATGATGGGCCAGCAGTCCGTGGCCCCACTGCCAGAGACTGCTGGCCCCTGCCGCACCAACCACTGGTAGTCGTCTACCCGGTAGGTGGACGGGTCGATGATCCCGGACCCGGAGAAGTACACGTTAACGATGCTGTTGACCGGGGGCTCCAGCCACAGCTGGCAGGAGGCCTTGCAGCTGAAGCAGCCGTCTCCGGTACCGCAGAAGCAGTTACGCCAGACGCCGTTGAAGATGTACGGCATCCAGGTGCCCTCGGCCCAGAACCAGCCACCGCCCCAGCAGTCTTCACAGTCCCGGCGGCAGGGGCGCACAGTCTTGGAGCAGAGGCCGAACCGGCGTCCGGTGCTGGCCCAGACAAGCAGCGCCCCGTACTCGGCGGCAGCGGTCTGGAGTTCAGTGTCGTAGCTGTCCCACTCGGCGCAGCATCCTGTGTCCACCGTCAGGGAGCACGGAAGGAAGGGATCCTGGTTCCCGACGAACACGTCAACGGTTGCCATGAATCCCTCCCTTGCGTTCTATGTCAGTCGCTACCCATCGCTACAGGTTAGCTAGGGGTGAGGGAACTGAGGGTGGTGCAGCCACACGATGCCGTTGGCGGCGCGAGGCGGGTCATGAACATGCGGTGGTGCTGACGGGACCCGATCGGGGTGAGCAGACGAATCGGTGTCGTCGACCCGGCCGGGTTGTCCGAGTAGTCCACGAAGTAGGGACCGAGGCCCCACGGGGAGTTGTTGGACGTACGCGCGGAGACCATGAAGTTGGCCGCCCCGTTCTCGTAGGTGACGTCACCGACGGTGCCCTCCTTCACCCACGGGAACACGAGGTACCCATACTCCACGCCACCCGAGCAGGCGACCCCACCGTTGGCTGCGAGTCGGGTCCAGCCTTCGAAGCCGAAGTTGGCGTTGGCCGCCGACCCCTCTTCCGTGCTGTAGCCGGTCGCGTTGGGGACGGCAGCGTCGTCCATGACCAGGGGCTCGGCGGTCATGATGTTGACCATCTCGGGGTCGACGTTGCAGAACGTCAGCTCCAGGTTGATCCACTTGAGGATGGGCGGGTTCGTCTCGGTGACGCAGAAGAAGCCGTCACCGTTCTTGACGAAGAACTCTTCCCGGTCCTCATACTCCTTCGTCATGGCGATGGAGATGATTCCGTCACTGACCACAGTGGAGCAACCAGTGATAGGGAGCCCACACGAGTTCAGCTTCGTGACGCGGACCCGAGGAACTTTGAACGGGGTATAACACCGCGACGGCATGCCTACTCCTTCACTTAGTCGCTGTTGCAGTCATGCGTCACCTGGATAGCCCAGGACCCGCACTCGACGATGGTGACGAAGGTTCGCTCCGCCACCGTGTAGATCTGGTTGAGTGCCCGGTCCATCGTTTCGCCGATAGGTGGAACGAAGGTGTCCGAACCCCAGATCAAAACCCGGCCCGAGGCGTACATGTATTCCGTCGTCGCAGTGGTGGCCTGACCCGCCGGGCCAGTGCCGTTGTAGCCGTGACCCAGGACCACCGGGGTCCCGTTACGGGTGACGATCTGGCGACCTGGACCCTTTTCAATCAGGTGCGCCTGAGCCAGGACCGCACCCATTCCGGGCCGGGCGTGGATGATGCCACCCACAACCCCGTTGTCGGCCAGGGCCTGCTCCAGGCTGAACACAGCCTCCGTGATGCAGGAGGCCGCCGACAGGGTGGCGGCGCTCTGGAAGTGGCCAGGAATGCCTCCTGTGCCACCGCCGGGTGCCCCCTGCCAGACCCGTCGCTCCACGCCCCGCTGCTCCCGCAGCTGCATCCGCAACCGGACTCGCTGCTCCACCTCAGCGAAGCTGAAGCCGATGGAGCCACAGGTGTAGGAGGTGTAGACCCCGAACGGGGAGCCGGACACGGCTGGTTCAATCGCCGAGAACGTCTTGGAGCCAGAGACCGGGGGGCAGTTCATGGCGTACAGGAACACGTCGTCTTCACACGTGTCCGGCACGTACTGAATGCCACCCCCGTAGACCGGTCCGGGGAACCCCATCGGCCCCAGAGCCACGTCGAAGAGCCCCGGCGGCCGGGGTGGCGGCGGCGGGGCCGGGATGAGTAGGGGCGCGTTAGCGATCGTGGGCATCGAGACCTCCCTTCTAAGAGGTAGAGGGGGCCGGTGTTACCGACCCCCTGTTTCCGCTTAGCAGGAGACGATGCGCTGAACGCCGGTGCTACCGCTGGGGCAGATGGTGATGGTGTAGACCCGAGAGACAGGGCACATCTTCAACATTGCCCACCCTGTTTCCGTGAACAGGTGGGTGACCTGGTTGGTGGCCAGCTTCGTGCTGTCGTACACGCTGTTCAGCGTGATGACGTCGGACACCGCGCGGACCCAGGTGCCGGCCGGGTAGACCAGGAAGGTCAGCGTCGTGGGCAGGTTCTGGATCGGGGTGTCCGCACCCGGGGAGCCAGAGACGGCACCGGTGGCGAACGCGTCCTGCCAGTCGTAGACGTACTGGACGCGGGCACCGCGGGCCGTGAACGCGGCGGTGATCGCCGAGTCCGCCAGCGTGTGTGCTTCCGCGCCGTTGCCGGTCCCGTTGCGACGGATCCAGTCGGCCCGCATCTGGGCACCGATCCAGAACGGCATCTTGACTTCAAGAGTCGCCGAACGCTCCAGGCGCAGGCGGTACTTGATGTCGACGATGGCCATCTCGACTGCGCTCATGACCTGGGAAACCACCGACAGGTCGGTAGCCCACGGGGCACCGGACAGGGTGACCGCCGTGGAGCCGGCGACAACGTCGATGATCTGCTCACGGTTGATCTGGTGTGCCGAGGCAGCCAGAGCACCACGGGTGAACGTGGCCGTGAACTCCGGGTAGCCACGGTTGGCCAAGATGTTGCCGGTCAGGCACAGGCCGGTGACGCCCAGGCGGGTGTCCACGAAGTCGGGGCAGGGAATCTCCAGGCAGGTCTTCGTGGTGCCGGCGGCGACCTGGGCCTCAGTGAGGTCGAAGAAGCCGGTGCCGGAGCCGAAGATCGTGTCGAACTCGATGCCGGTGTTGTGCCGGACGCCACCGCGACGGGCCTGGACCTCAGGGAAGTCGGCCAGGCCATCGGTGGTGATCTGGAGACAGATGTCGTAGTCCGTCTCCGACGGGGCACACCAGCCCATGGCCGCGACAAGGGAGTCACGCTCAGGGTGCTGCTCCTGGAGTCGCTGACGGTCCAGCTCGGCCGAGGCGATCAGGGAACCACCGGGCAGGCGACGCTCGTCCGCGACGGCCAGCAGCTTGGCGTAGTCGCCACTGTCCCCGTTGACTGAGAACTCGTCCGGGTAGTTGCGGATCAGCTGGGCCACCGGCATGGAGATCGGGCCGTTGCTCTGCATGCCCCGGCGCCCCATGGCGTCGTGGCTGGCGGAGCGGGCTTCGAAGACCTTGGCGACATCCAGCATCGTGGCCAGCGCCTGGCCCTGCTCGTAGCCTTCACCGGCACCGGTCGAGACCGAGGCGGAGGCAACCAGCGTGGAGTAGGCAATCCGGGCGGGGGTGCCGTCCGGGATCTGCGGGGTCGGACCGGAGCCGGCGATGTCGGCAACCCGGATCGTGGTCGACGCGGTGACGGTGGCGGGCTCCTCCGTGACGGGGGCCTGCTCCGTGGTCTCTTCGACGACCGGCTCGTCTTCAACGGCGGCGGCGAAGCGGGTCCCACGGTCGGCGCGAGCGGCCAGCTCGCCCGGAACGGTGACCATCCGGAACTCCTGAAGTTCCTCCAGGCGCTCCAGGTCTTCCTCGGTCACGCTGTAGACATCAACGCTTTCCTTGAGCGCGGTCCACTCGTTGGTAGCGATCTGGCGGAGGTCTTCGAGACCCGACACGGAATAGCCATCAAGGCTTTCCGGGATCTGGAAAGTCATTGCTGCTCCTTCAGGGAACGTGTTTGAGACGTCCCGGTGAAGGCCCACAGCTCATGCCACCGGCGTGGCGTTGATCAGGGTCTGGACCATAAACGCAGCACCTACTGATCTAGTGGGAATGGTAGATCAGCAGGTGCTGCGTGGCAAATGTCAGAGCTTACGGATCTGTGTGCCGAACCCCCCCATGGTCTGTGCGACCTTGGCGGCCTGTTCCCCAGTGACCGTCTCTCTGCGTCCGTTGGTGTACGTCACCTCGTACAGTTCTTCGCGGCGTGCAGCTTCCTGGCTGGCTCCTCCGTTACATGCGCAGGGCATGGATCCTCCTATTGCTTCGGCCAGTGGGACCTTTCCCAGTCTCGCAGCTCTTTGACGAGTTGAGCGACCTTGCGTCCAGCATCAACATCCAGGGGTTCATCTGACTCCAGGAGCTTGGTCATCTCCCAGATCCGGAACGATGCTTCATTCATCTCATGGGTCTTACCCCGCAGAAGGTTCCGAATTCTGTCCTGCGGATTCTGGCGCCGCTCCCCCCGACTGCCTCGGTAGGCATCCCAGAAAACCTCAGCCAGCTGATCCACCAGGGACGGCCCGGAGATGACCCCTATGGCAGCCGACTGGCCCTTGCCTTTGCGAGCGTAGGGAATGGCGTGCAGTTGCTCCATCAGACCCCGCAGCGATGCCGGCAGGTCCGGTGGCAGGTCAGGGATCGGTGTCATCGGTGCGTCGTTGGCCTCGATGGCGCGGTCCAGCATCCGCTGGAACTTGGGATCCGTCTCCTGCGCCCGGATAGCTTTCAGCTCATCTACCACCTGCTGCGGGGTCAGGCGATCCTCGGTACCTGGTGTCGTTGCCCTGGCCCGGAGGTTGGCCATCCGGTTGGCTGATCCGTTGCGTCCCGCCTTCTCGTAGGCGAAGGCCAGACCCATGGTGGGGGAGTCGGCATGCATCCGCATGTTGTCGTCATGCGGGAACGGTTTCAGCGGAACTGTCTCGTCAATTCCGGCCCCCGCACTGGGAGCCTCAACTTTGGGGACAGCGCGCTCCGCACTGGCACCCGGTGCCTCCCGGCCTTTGACCCGGTCCTTGATCTCGTTGATCATGACGGACTTGGCCCGGTCCGACTTCAGGCCCAGGCGGGCAGCTAGCTGTGCTAGCTCGGGACGCAGGAGACTGGCTAGCGCAGTCCGCTCCTCTGCTTCAGTGTTAGCGGCCTGGAGTCGGGCCATGGCGTCATCCAGCTGAGCCGAGATCATCTCGCCCACAGGCCCGGTCAGGTTCTTCCGGTCCTGCTTCTGCCCGTCCCAGCGAGCCAGGATCTCGTCGACCGGCACACCTTCAGACTCGGAGGCGCTCCGTGCCCGGCGCATCTCGGCGGCGGTGCGCTTCTTGGGGACAGCCGCCCTTGCTGCCTTCCGGGCAGTGTCACGTTCCCGGGCCGCATCCAGCTCCTTGCGATCCGCTGGGGAGATCTCAGCCAGCACTGCCTTGGCTACTGCCGGGTCCCGTTCCGCGATCCTGTCCATGAGCAAGGTGGCGACCGCGTCGTCAGTCACCGAGGGCCGGGCCTTCTTGGCTGGCGTGGTCGCCTTCTTGGTAGCCCGCGCCTCCGCCCGCTGGGCCACTCCCTCGGCCTGGATCTCAGCGGCCAACTCCCGCAGCATTCGGGCGTCGCCACGCTTCATGAAGGACTTCTCGGAGGCCGTGGGATCGCCGACCCGGCTCATCGGGGTCACGTCATGGTCCCGGGACCCCACCTGAGTGGCAGCGGTACGTAGGCTCGTGGCCACCTCAGTGTGAGACTTCCCGGACCGCAGGTCCGCTCGTGCCCTGGACGCTGCCTGCGCCGCAAGGTGAGTATCGAAGCCGCGGACCACATCAGCGGCGGCCTTCTTGGGGGCCTCTGGCTTCGGGATGGGGCGCACCCCCTCCAGGCGGTCCGCCATCAGCTCCATGCGGTTGATGCGGGCAGCTCGACCCGTGTCCGGGGTCCCGCCACCGGTCTCAGCTTCGATGTTGTGCAGGGTCCGCTCGGAGTCAGCACCACGACGCAGCCCATCGGCGATCTGGCGACCGTCGATACCTGCGTCCAGGTCCTTCTGAACCACGGCCAGCCACTGCTTGTCCTCGCCCTTGGCATCCAGGTCCAGCCCGGTGCCGATGACTTCGGCGTCGTGCTTGGTCGGGTTGTCCAGGTCTACCACTGGGGCTGGGGCTGGAGCTGCCTTGGCCGGGACGGCAGCCTTGGCTACCTTCTTGGCCGGAACGATAGGTGTGATGTCCCCCGTACGTACGGGGACGCTGGTGGGTGTAGCGCCACCGAAGCCACGGGTGGCCTTGGCGTCAAGAAGACGTCCCGATGTGGCCTCAATGATCTCGTCTCGTATTTGATCATTGGTCTTGCCACTGGTGGGAATGTGCAGTTCCTTAGCCATGGGCCGGATGTCTCGCCCATTGAGGCCTTCCAGGAGCGCCTTGGCCTCTTCCCGACTGGGTGGGTTCTCGATGTCGTTGAGCCGGGTGCTGACCTCCCCAGGAGTGCTGAGCTTCTTGGCCGGGGCCGGGGCGTCCCCGCCCATCCAGTAGGCACTGTTGGGGTTGTTGTTGTACTTCCTGCCGTCTTCCAAGGTGATGTCGATGCCACCGGGGCCCCGCTCCACCTTGGTGACCCTGGCGGGGGGAGCATTCCGGGCCCCAGCCCGTTGAACGATGTCCCCAACCTCAACGTTGGTAGCGCTCTTGCGCTGCTGCCCACTGGCCAACGGGGGCAGGAACTTGGCAGCCTTCTTGGCCGGTGCAGCCGGGGCCTCAGGTGTCTTGGCCGGGATCTTCGCACCCTCGTCTGGGATGGCACGGGCCTTGAACGTGACCCGGTCCCCGCCACCCAGGTGCGAATCGTGGCCAGCTCGGGTGATGAGCACTGGCGACCCGGGGGCTATATCCCCAACAACGTCATGCTTCTGCGGGTCGTAGGGGACGGTCTCCCCCACAGTCCCGAACCGGGACAGGTCCCTGCCCTTGGTGATGCTGTCCAGCTCCCGGCGGAACTGGTCCCGGTCACCAAGAGCCTTGGTCAACCGCTCCCGGTCGGCAGCGGGAAGGCGTCGGATACCAGCCTGAAGAGCCTTGTCACTGCCATCGTTCTGGGCCATCTGGTCCAGGTTGGACAGTGCCTCGGCCACCTTGCCTGACTCGTCAATGCGGGCCTGCCGGTCCCGGGCGGTCCGCTCCTTCTCCCGATTGGCCAGCTCCCGACCTGCTATCGCCTTGGCGATGTTCTGGATGAGAGTGTCTTTGTCGTCACCCTCGATGTCGCCGAGCCCTTCCTGGCGCGCGGCTTCCTTCAACGAGTCGACGTCGACCCGGTCCAGGGCTGCCTTCTCGGGGCCGTCGAGCTTGACCTCCAACTCCTGGCGGGTGACCGGGGCTTCGTCGCGAGCATGGTCCCGTAGGAACTTGGCTGCCTTCTTCTGACTGGTGATCTTGTCCTGTAGTTCGGCTCGCCGGGCATGGATAGCATCGGCGACACCGCTCTCCTCGTCCCGGTCCTCCGGGGCCATGCCTTCAAGCTGGGCGCCCAGGTCACTGATCTCCTCCTCATTGAAGGAGATCTCGGACTGGATGCGGCGTACACCCTCCTCCTGGCTGATCTTCCCGGAGGCGATGTCATCCCGGATCTCAGTAAGAGACGGATCGTCGGCGAACCCTTCCCCGTCCCAGGCTTCCTGGAACGCAGACTTCCGTGGCTCGCTGTCCAGCTTCTCGGCAGCGCGGGGACCTTCGACCGAGCCTTCCGGGACCCGCTTGAGGGCACGGGCCTTGGCCCGCTTGGCTGGCGGTGCCGTGGGGGCAGCGTCCCGGGCGATCTCCTCCGGGGTCGGTGCCCGGTCCGGAACTACCGCAGCGGGGGCAGTCTTCTTGACCGGCGTGGGCGCCTCGACCGGGACGGCCTCCAACTCCTGGCGCAGGCGATCATCACTGCTCTCCCGGCCACCGGCGCGACGGTGCCGCTCGATGGCCTCTTTCAGCTGCGCCTTGGTGGCCGACTTCTTGACGTCCACGCCTTCGTCCGTGGCGACCTTGGCCAGCTCGGTACGGAGCATCTTGTCGAGAGTCTTAGGTGCAGAATCCGGCTCAGCCCCCACACTCGGAGCAACTTTCTTGACGGCACGCTTGGCTGGGGCCCGGGCGGGACCCTCCTCTACGCCGGAGATGACCTGGGCCCGCATGCCCATGGTGTCGGCCAAGGTCTGTACCAGGTTGGCGTCCTGGCGGTTGCCACCGGCCCGCAGTTCCTTGGAATACTTCTCCAGGTCGTCACGGGACCCACGCAGCTCGGCCGCGTCCATCTCATCGGTGTCGTCGATGATGCCTTGAACCTTGCTGGCGGCAGCAGGGTTCTCTGGCGCCACCCACTTCTGGGCACTCAGCTCTTGGCGCAGGCTCCGGGCCGGGGTCTCGCCACCGGCACCTTCGGGCACGCCACGGATGTCAGCCAGGACGGCGTCTTTGACTTTGTCCTTGGTGACCCCCCGCTTCGGGAGTTCCAGTTCCCGTGCCTCAGCCAGGGCCTTGAGGTCGGCCAGGGTGTGGTTATCCAGCAGCTTGCGGGCCTCCTGGTCCGACTCCGCTGCCTCCAGGTGCGGGATCATCTTCTTCGGACTGACCGGGGCGATCTTCCCGGCCTTGGGGACCTCGTCACCGAGCAACGCCGACTGGAGCTGGCGCTTGTTCATGGTGGAGAAACCGCGGATCTTCTTCTCCCGCGCCTGGGCCCGGAGGTCGGCGACCTTGTCCGGGAGTCCGGCTTCAGCCACCCGTGCCTTGAAGGCCTCTTCAGCATCGTCCACAGGGGACGGTGCCGCCTTGGCAGGGGCAGCCTTCTTGGCAGCCTTCTTGGCTACCTTCTTGGCGGGTGCGGCAGGCACCTCAGGGACGGCCTTCTTGGCTACCTGAGCAGCCTCCGCCTCCCGGCGAGCTGCACCGTGGCCACTGATGGCGTCCGAGTCCAGCTCCCGGCCTTTACGGAACACGATGGCCTTACGGAGTTCCGCCTTGGTGGCACGGGCCCGGACCGGGGCCTCCATGTGGTCGGCCAGGGCCTTCAGTTCGGCCCCGGTCATCCCTTCCAGGTGTGCGTCCGCTTCCTCGCGGGTCTTGGCGGCCTGGATGTCGGCGGCGATGTCGGCAGGTTTGCGACCTTTCCCACTGCGGGGGGCCGGGGCCTTGGGCGTGGCTTCCCGCTTGGTGGATGGCGCCCCTGGCGTGACTCTGGGAGCCTTCTTGGCAGCCGGGGTCGGTGTAGGGCTGGTGCCATCACCTGTCCCTTTAGCCTCCCGACCCCGGCGCTGCAACCCGTACTTCTCTGCGATCAGGTCAGCCAGCTGCTCCTGGGCCTGGATGTTGCGGTCCAGGGTGTCTTTCTTCTCGGCATGGTCGGCACTGGCCGCCTGCCGCTTGTTCTCCTCGATGTCCGTGTCGAGTTCCCGCAGCACATCACCGGGGTCCCGCTTGCCTCGGGACAGGTCGCTGTGGGCTTTGTTCCATTCCGAGCGCTGCTTGCCGGCGGTGGGCACAGACAGGTCCCGGGCCGCCTCCTGGAACTCCAGTGGCGTGGGCGGCGTCGGTGCCGCTGGGGTGGCGGCCTCCTTTGCCGCGGTGGCCTTAGCTTCCTCACCCATCTGGGCAACTTCGGAAGCAGAGCGTCCCTCGGGACTGCCAGGGCCGACTGCGTTGGAGTGAACCGGCTCCCGCCGCTCGGGAACACCGGCCGCTGGGGGGGCGGGTGTCTGCGGCGAAACAGGGGCGGCGGGAGCCGGGGTCTGGGTGGTGGGTGGCGGCGGGGTGCCCTGCACCTGCCGCTGATGAACCAGGGTGGCAGCTTCGTTCTGCTGCTGCTCCCGCTGGGCGATCTTGAGCCGAGACTCCCCGGACATCTGCGGGGAGATTCGAGCTTCCCGCTGCTCCGGGGTGAGGGCAGCGCCACGGGTGCCATGGGTGCGGTCGTCAGCGACAGCAGTCGCACCCTTGGTGCGGGCACCACTGCCGGCGATGGCCAGCATGTACCAGCCACCACGGCCGTCCGATTCCACCTTGGTGACGACGAGGGGCTGGTCCCGGTCGAAGATGACCGCCCGGTCGTTGGGGCTACGGCCTCCGTAGGCGACCCGGGTGCCTTTCGGCACGGCCACCCGCAGCGTGACCGAGCCCGGCGGGTGGGACAGCTCAGAGCCCAGATTGGTGGCGCTGTACCCGGCGTCAGCGATCTCCAGACCGATGAGGTCTTCCAGGCCACCGTCCTCCATGGTCGCCTGTTGTGGACTGAGTCCGAATGCCTCCACTGGCACGGTCTGGGACACGATCAGGTCGTCGGTGGTCTCCACCATGTTGCGGTCCATCATGTCCACGAACTTCTTCGTGGTGGGGTCCGTCTTGCCGGCCTGGAGTGCCCCGTTAGCCTCGTCCCAGTCCATGTGCAGACGCTGCAACTCAGGGGTGGTCCATGGGGCCTTGCGACGATTGAACGCGTACTGCGACGCCTGCTGGTCGGACTGGAACGAGTGTGGCTGGAACCTGTCTAGGAAGTTAGACAGGGCATCGACGACCCCAGCGGCCATCTTCCACTTCTTGCGGAAGCGCCCATGCCGGTCACGCGGGTGGAGCATTTCCTCCCGCGTGCCCCATGCGGAGCCGATTCCAGCCACAGTCAGTCCTTAGTAGGTTGGTGGTGCAGTGGGCGGCGGACCGGCAGGGGCTGGGGTGTCAGGAGTGGCCGGGTTGGCGGCGTCGGCAGACTCCGCGGACTTGTCCCGCAGGTCCCGGACTACCCGGTACCGCGCACTAGCTTGCGCAGCGATGTTCCAAGCGTCGACATCCATGCCCGCAGCATCTGTCGCCGACTCTCCGCCAGCTCCCGCCGTGGCTGGGTCAGCAGCTCCTCCGGGAGGAGCAGGGGCCGGCTGCCCAGGTACCGCGGGTCCAGCCAGTACTGGCGCAGCTGCTCCCGGTGCTGGAGCTGGTGCAGCTCCTGGTAGAGGGCCCGCGTCCATGGAGAACATGTGCTGGAGGCGTTCGGCTCGCTGTCGCTGGGCATAGATCTCCTCGTCTTCCTCCAGGTCTTTGAGCCGGGCCGCCAGCTCGTCCCGGTTGCTGTCCTGCTTCGACGCTTCCTCTTCCTTGGTGGCGGCGAAGTGCAGCTCCACCTCTCGCCTGATGGCATTCATGACGATGCCGGTCGGCGGCGGCTCATACGGGACCGTGTCGAAGTCGCTGAACCAGACAGAGCCGGCGGCGGTGAGGGCCTGGACCTCGTCGTTGTCCATGCTGTAGATGGGGAACGCAGGGGCGTTGACGGCCAGGGCGGCAGTGAGTTCCAAGGCGCCACGTTCCCGGCGCCAGTCCCCGGACAGCGGGGAGCGACGCAACTTCGCTACCTTCTGCGGTGTGGCTTCAGGAACAACGGATCCGGAGAACCAGATGCCGAAGTCGTCTTCCCCGCATCGGATGACGGCAATCTCGTCGCCGGTGTTGTCATAGTGAATCGCCGTCGCCGTGTAGCCCAGGTTGATCGCCGCGTGTCGGGTGTCCATGATGATCTTCCCGACGTTGAGCGCGTCCCCCTCCGCGGTGACCACGGTCCCGAGATGGAACGGCTCGTACCCGTTGCGGGACCGGGGGGCCATGACACACTCCCGGTTGGTGACATCACGATGGCATTCATTCCAGGCCGCGAGGTGACCGAACACGTGACCCTCGTCAGTAACCGTGAGCTTCGTTTTTCCGGCTAGCTGCGGGTTGTCGAACCAGGACTTCGGCGGGTTCACCGGGTAGGTCATGCTCATGCTGTCCTCCGAGATCTGGACGCCAGCCTTCTTGGCCGCAGCCACAATCCGTGCCTTGATCTGCTTCAGCTGGTCCGGGGTGTACTGCCCGGCGTTCTGCTGCTGGTTGATGTAGGACCAGGCGGCCCGAATGTGTTCTGGAGTGTCAATCGGGTACCGCTTCTTACTGTCGCGGTAGCCGGGGTCGGCGTAGCTGACATCCCCGTAGGGCTCCGCGGCGGCGTAGCTGTCCATGCTCAGCTGTACTCCTGGTGCACCGGACCGGTCCCAGGGGGCTCGGATGTTGTTGTCTCCGAACTCCCTGGCCATGATCGCGTAGATCTCTGAGATGACATTCCGGGCACCCTCGATGTCTTTCTCCGCAACGTTGGGCAGGCCACCGTGGGCGCCACTGATCAGCGCTGCCGCCGCGTAGATGGCATGGAAGACGAGGGTGAGTTTCCCGTTGATGATGTCGCCGATAGGCAGCCGGTATGACGTCGGGTCCAGGGGGTTGCCCCGGTCGTCGTGATACAGGAACGCCTCCCGCATCTTGTTGGCGTCCCCGTTGGCCCATGCGGTGATCTTTTTGACTGCATCGTCGTTGTCGAACACGGCTTCTCGGACAGCCAGGGGCTTACCCTTCCAGCCGTTTGGGTTGATCGAGGCGACCATGGCCTTGGCCTCACCGCAGCCGCAGTCCTCGTCGTCCTCCATGGACCAGGGCATGTCCTCGTCGTCCCAGTCCTGATCTCCGTCGAAGACCCGCATCCCCAGGTCCGCGTAGGCCGGGATGGAGACCAGCGTCGAGCCACCCACCACGAACTGGTTGTAGTGCTCCACGCCGGTCTCGGGGTTGATGCCCACATGGACCGTCCCCCCCGGGTCCAGGCTGGGACCGGCGACGCCCATTGTCACCAGATACCGGGCACGCTTCGCCTCGGGGACGATGTCCTCGTTGAGGAAGTCGCCCCAGGAGTAGGCCCAGTCCTGGCCGGCGTGGTCGGGGCCCACTCCGAAGCCGAGCATCCGGCCCACAGTGATGCCTCCGGTGTGACCCTGTGCCTGCTCCTTGCGCCAGTCCAGGGGCCGGGGCATGGTCCGGGTGGTCAGGGAGTTGGGCTCGAACACCCGGATCCTGCGGGGCTCCCCGGTGGGCAGGCCGATGGGCGCCATGGGGCTGGCCCAGGTGTACCGACCCAGCTCTGGCTGCTTGTCGATCAGGGCCTGGGCCGCGATCAGGTACTTCGGGTCGTCGCTGGTGACCATGGATGCGGTCAAGCTGTGTCCGTGACCCTTGCCTGGAGGGGCACCCACCGCCTTCTGGTGCAGGATGTTGCAGAGCCCTTCCGGATTCTTCGGGAAGTACTTCCGGAGGTTCCTCACGCAACGGTCAAAATCATGGGGCATATGCCAGCGGATTTTTGCCGCACCTTTTCCGGCCAGCCAGTAACGCTGCAAAGCGGCGGGCATTCCACGAGCAGGGTTCGGGTCGACCATTACCCCTCCTCGTTCACGATCACCAGGTTGCAGCGACAACCGCAGACCAAGTCCGCTGGTGCAATTGGATCACCTGGGAACATCATTGGGAAGTCGTCCATGTAGAACGGCATGCTCAAGTCTCGCGTTTCACCGTCGACTTCCCGGTGCGGAGTTCGTACACGCAAATCATCCCGGGTATCCCAGCGCTTGCGAAGTAGCCGTCCGGTCACCCGGGACTGTTCCATCCCCGCTGCCAAGGTCCCTGCACCATAGGCACGGGTGGTCTCTGTCTGAGCAATTACTTTGGCCCGGTTCGGCCACCGTTCGCTGTCCGTATACGTAAGGACTTGATCAACACGAGCCGCCAGCTGTTCCAGAGACTCGCCCGCGTTGACACCCTCAGAAAGCTCAGCGAAGACCAGGTTGTAAGTCTCGTCGGGGATCCGTACCAACAGATTCTCTGTTTGACCAAGAGTTGCGAGGACGAAGGCATGTCGCGAGACCGGGGGAACATCGGTCGCCTCTGACCAGGCGTGCAGAGATATCTCACCAATCGCGGTGAGGATGGTGTCCAGTTCATCCTGCCAAGCTCCCTGCGTGGAATAGATGGCAGTCGGGTCCGGCGGGATCCGGTGCTGGCGCCACGGGGCCATGACGGCGGCCCGTGCCTTGTCCAGCCACCGCCTCAGGGCACCACCCACGACCCCGCGCAGGTTCTCCTCATCCTCACGGCGTGGCATTGAGGAACCCTGACTTGTTCAGGTATTCGCCCAGCAGCTCGACCCGGTGCGGGATGCCGCGGGTCAACAGGGTGGAGCAGTACTGGTCGAGTGCCGCTTTGAGTCCAGTGACGTCGAGGGTCGGGTCGACCTGTTCCGCCAGGACGGTGAGGTGGTCCCAGGCCCCGTTGAGGAGTCGGACCGCGTGGTCGTCACCGTTCACTTTGATCTTGGTGTGGAACTCGTAGGCAGGGCAGGCGAACTGGTGCCGGTGGGAGTTTCCGGCCAACCTCTTCCCAGCCAGCTCCATGGCCCGCAGGACCGTCGCGTTGGCGATGACGAACAGGTTGATAGGCGCGACCGAGGCGGACGCGGCCAGGCCCGCTGGGGCAGCGGCCGGCAGCGGGCCACCGGGTGCATTCTGGGCCTGCGACTCGACCGGCAGTGCCTGGCCTGGCACGGTGGAGATCCCGGTGGGTGGGGCCGGTGGAGGAGGCGGCCCGGCCCCACCCTGTTGAGGAAAGACCGTGTCCGGGGGCAGCAGCTCGTCGGAGATCCCGGCCAGTTTCCGAACGGCGGGGACCTGGAACAGGTTGGCGTCACGCAGCATCAGTTCCCGGATGAAGAGCTTGTTGTCCTCTTCCTCTTCGGGCACGTCACTGAGCTTCAGGTCGTTGAGGGTGATGACCGTTTCCCGGCTGACGATCCCTTCCTTGTACATCTCCCGGGCTTCCTTGCCCCGCTCGGGGCGCACGACCAGGGGCGCGGTGTCGTACCAGAAGACGTAGCGGTCCGGGTCCTCTTTGATGACTTTGAGGGCCGGGATGAGGTAGGCCTTGGTGATGGCGTCACAGATCCGGGTCATCAATGGTTCGATATGAACCTTGATCTGCCCCTCCATGATTTGCCAGGCCCCCCAGTGATTAGCCTCCCCTGCTCCACTGAGGATCGAGGGGTCCACGTCCATGGAGGTGGCGAATCTACGGAGTGCTTCCTGGCGTAGCTCCAGGGCCTGGTGGCTCAGCTCGGAGCCGAACTGGATCAGGTCAATCTTCCCCAGGGCTTCCAGGGGCATCTCCACGATCATGGGGATGACTCCGGCGGCGGTGCCTTCACCTTTCAGGGACCGGGACCCAGCCTTCATGATCGCCTGGGTCAGGCCTTCGGCGCCAGGGATGTCGGCGTCCTCGTCCGGGAAGCTGACCTCCTTCGGGATGGGCAGCAGGCCCGCGGAGACAAGCCGGGAGTCGATCTGGCTAAACACGTACCGGGTCAGCCGTTCGATCTCCCACAGCATCGGCATGGCGGCCCGGGTCGGGGACTGGGCCCACATGGTGCGGCGGGGGTGCGGGGTCCAGACCCGGATGATCATGTCCGTCTCGGGGTTCAGCTTCTCCGGCTCACCGAAGTAGTTGGTCATCTCAATGACCCCGGTGCGGGTGTACTTCTTCAGCTCCGAGCAGGACAGGACGAACCACTCGTCCGACTCGGGGTCACTGGTTCCACGCCCGATGATGTACGCGTCCCCCACCAGGGTCAGGTTGATCCCCAGCAGCCGGATGGCTTCCTGCTTCTGCGTCGGCCCCCCGAACAAGGTGTCCGCCAGACCAGCCACCTTCGGCTTGGTGCACTCCTTCTGGACCCGTCCATTCTTGTCAACCTCGGCCACATAGATACGCACCCGGGAGCAGGCCGACCCGATCCAGTCAGCCAGGAACCGCAGCTCCCCGATGACGTCGTACAGGCGCCAGATCTCCGTCTGCCAGGACTGGTCGCCGAACTTGTAGATCTGCCACGCCCGCCCCTCCAGGTTGCGTATCCGGGACGCGGAAGCCACAAGGCTTGCCCCCGAGTCGTGCACGACGTCAGGGACTGGTGCCGCGATGGCTTTACGCCGACCCAGGGCCACAGGGTTACTCCTTGCTGGTGGGGTTGAGGAGTCCGGCCACATGGGACGCGGCGGGTATAGCAAGAACTGCTATGACCCAGACGTTAGGGAACAGGACAGCCACCGGCATGACCGGGAGGGCTATCCAGATACTGGTGCACCAGGGACAGTGCACCAGGTATGACATCTTCGATTCAGGACCCCAGCGTGTGACCACCCAGCGCCGGTATCCCACGGTCAGGAAGTCCTCGACGAGTAGCCGGGTAATCCGGGCTACTGCCAAGGCAGCAACGACCAGGGAAACAACGATCACGCCTTTACTCTAAAGGCCCGTCGATCACAAGGGCTAGAACCCGAGTGAATCCAGCCCGTAGAGGTCCTGACTCAACTGGAAGTCGTAGTCGTAGGCATTCCCGACCCGCATCCGCTTCTTCTCCCCGGACATCAGCTTCAGGCAGGCGTGGACCATGGCGTCCATGCGGTCCGGTGACTCCTGGGTGGAGGCCGGATCGAACCGGACCATCTCCTTCTCCAGCTCGTCGTGATACCCGACCATGTGCAGGCGCCCCTGCTGATTACGCATTGCCACCGGCTCGGCCCGCGTCTTCTTGCCGTGCTTCGCGTGCACGGATTCCAGGGGGGCGGAGGTGTGCTTCGGGAACATCCCCTTGTCCCGGCATTCCTTGTACGCGTCTTCGAGGACTTCCCGCAGGAACCTTTTACCGAGGTTCTCTTCGTACAGAACCAGGTCGGCCCGGTATTCGGCACAGGCCCGCCACACGGCCAGCGCAGCCTGCCTGCCTGATTCCGGCACGGAACAATCAGCCAGTATGTATAGCTCGTCTTCAGTATCTCGACAGGCCACGACGATGCCGAACTTCGCATCGTTTCCGGTGAGGTTCGGGTCACAGCCCACCACCGTGGAGACGATGGCCTCCGGTACCTGATCCGAGGCCACCCGGTTCTTGGCGATGTCCGTGCGCCGGAACAGGCCACCGATACCGAGGTCCAGTAGCTTCCCGTACAGTTCCTGGTCGCCCAGCGTGGTGCCGTCGTACCGGAGCTTCATCTCGGCCAGGGCCTGGGTGCTCAGGTTGGACGCATTGTCGAACGTGGATCCCACAATGATGTGGATGGTGCCGTCAGTACGCGTAACCCACTCTTCCAGCAGAGCAATGGGCTTGGGTGTAGTGGTGACGAATGCCCGAGGATGATCTCCCACAAGGTCAGCTCGCAGGGAAGGCAGCAGACCTTCGTACCAGGTCTCGTAAGGCTTGATCCACTTGGCCATCTCATCGCACAGGATGCCGGCGGCGTTGTATCCACGTCCGGTGTCTGGATCGTCGGCCCCCTCCAGGTAGATCTTGGCCCCGTCCGGGAACAGGACCATGGGCCGCGGGCTCTGCTTGTACCGGTGGTCGATCTTGCGACGACGCAGCACGTTGAGCAGACCGCTGGGGCCTTCGGCGTTGATGGTCCTGGCGTCGGCCAGGGTGTCCGCCACCACCAGCCACTCGGTGGGGACCCCGTGTCGGTCAAACGGGTGCCGTAACACCCTGTCCACGATCCACTCCGAACCGGCACGACTCTTCCCGAATCCACGCCCGGCCAGGGCCAGGCAGATCAGCCACGGCAGGTTGGTCGGCGGTACCTGCTCTGGCCGGGAAGTCCACCACCACTCGCCGCGTTGTATCTCTTCGAGGACGGTGTCGGGCAGGGAGGAGACCCAGGCGACCTTCTGGTCACTGGGCAGGAGTGCGACACGTTCCTTGAGGGATAGCCCCACGTGATCATGCTACGTCTACCCGGAGCAACCGGAACTTCTGGACACAGCTTGCGCCTACCCCCCGGGGAGGGGTATCGTTCTGGTAGCGAGAAGCACGGTATCTAGACCGTCCCGTGTGTTCCGTCGCAGTGGGGGGTCTGCTCCCCCACTGTCAAGCCCGGTTGGTGTAGGTATGCACAGTGGCTCTCAAAAAGCACAAGACGTGGTTCAACTCCACGGCTGGGCACCAGTGCCAGACGTACGGGCTGGCTTTAAGCTTTGACAGGTCCACAGCACCGTCTCATGTCGCCCGAACCGGGGTCGGTCCAGGGTTCGGGAGGCAAGTGCTGCTCCGTGGGGATCTTGGTGATCTCCCTAGGACCACTGATCACCTGTGTGGGGTCGGGCTTTCACCTCTCTGGGGCCCGGCCCCCACGAACTTCACGGGTCAGAGTGGCGGAACGGTAGACGCGCCAGCTTGAGGTGCTGGTGTCCTGACGGACGTGGGGGTTCGAGTCCCCCCTTTGACACCCTGGATCCCATCCAGAAAAAGAACCCCCCTGTTGCTGGCAGGGGGGTTCTTTTTTGTCGGACCTGTGGTCTATGGTGATCTCTCGTGAGAGGGGGGCCTGTGGAGCCTGACACTGAGATTGAAGCCTACGGTCGGTACGCCTGGGAGAACGGTGAGCTGAAGGCGATGCGGGAACGCCTCGGCCTGTCCCACAACGCCATGGCCGAGTTCCTGGGCACGTCTCAGGCCACGTACAAGACGTGGGAGTCCGGCCAGGTCGCCGTGTACCGCAGCACCTGTCAGCGGATCGGACGCTTCCTCCTCCTGGCCCGACGCCAGCTGGACTACCTGGCCGAGTACGACTGTGACGTGTCGACCTTGACCCCGTTGCACAAGGTGGCCGGGCAACTGGGCGTGCCCCACGAGATCCTGATGGCCCGCTACCGCGATGGCCTGTTCAGCGCTGACGACCTGGGGATCCTGGGCCTGTGGGTGGACCGGGAAGACCTGGCCCTGATCGCTGAAGTCGTATGAGCGAGAAGGCCTGCGCCCCGATCCCGTGTCCCTCCTTCGAGGAGGTGGAGCTGATCGTCACTGCTGTCTGTGACTGCCTCGGACGCCTGCCTCCCGGCGAGCTGTACGCCCCAGGTTGCCGGGTCCATGACCCGGCCGAGGTGGACCAGTCGTGACTGACTGCGTCGCCTGTGGCGGTGTCCTCAACCCAGTGCTGGCCCCGGCGGTCATCCACCCGAGCTGTCTCATGGTGGAGGAGCCGGACGGCGGGGACTCGTTCTCGTCTCTGCTCAAGCAGCAGTTGACGGACATCATCCGCTGGTACGACGGGGAGAACCCGCGGTCCAAGCAGCAGGCCATCGGACCCTCGGAGATCGGGGACCCGTGTGACCGGCGCCTGGGCATGCGACTGGCCGATGTGCCACCGGTCAACACCCGGTTCGACCCGTGGGCCGGGATTGTGGGCACTGCCCTGCACTCCTGGCTGGAGAAGGCGGTCACGGCCTGGGGCAAGGAGCAGGGGTCGGAGGACTGGCACACGGAGACGACGCTGATCCTGAACGAGTTCATTGAGGGTCACGCTGACCTGTACAACGTGGAACACAAGGCGGTCATTGACTGGAAGTCAGCGTCGAAGGACGTGATTCGGATGTCCGAGTTGCACGGTCCTTCACCTGGCTACATGATCCAGACTCACCTGTATGGGTACATGTTCGAACAGGCCGGCATCCCCGTGGAAAGGGTGGCCCTCGTCTTCCTTCCCCGGGCCGGCTGGCTCCGGGAAATGTACGTGTGGTCCGCTCCTTATGAGCGGGATGTGGCTGAGAATGCACTCAGTCGCCTGTACCGAATTGCGCAACAGGTCGTGGATCTGGACGTATTGACGCAGAGTCATAGGTGGGAGCAGGTTGACCACACTCCTGGCAAAGGGTGTGCCTTCTGCCCCTGGTTCGACTCTCACCGAGACCCGGAAAGGGCAGCCGATGACACGGGTTGTCCTGGCAACTAACAAGAGATGGGGAAGGGGGTGGAGGATGAACGAGGAACTGATCTCTGAACTCTCCGAGGCGATGAAGCGTCGGGAGAAGGCGCAGGCTGCGGTCGCTCGCTGGACCGATCAGCTGAATGACGCCAACGAGGACATCAAGGAACTGTCGGGCCGTATCACGGCGGCGGCAGAAGACGATGAAGTTGACGAGGAAGAAGACGCGGAACCTGAGGTGGAGAGCGCCGGTGTTGAGGCGCCGTACTACCACGACGAGGAGCCGCGGTTCTTCCAACCAGCACCGGTACCGGAGTAGGAACAGGAGCAGGCACATGGCATTTGAAGTGGATGACCCTGGAGCTGGCGGTGAATACCTGGACCCCAAGGGGATCTTGGGCCACCTCCTGGCTGTCTGGGCGATCAGGTACATCGAGCACTCTCCGACCCGGCACTCGGTCCCGGGGCGCAACTCGGATGTGATCGTGGTGGACGGGGTCGACCTGGACCAGGTCGACTCGGACGGGTACGAGGGCGTGATCGGGCGCAACTCGTGGTGGCGCCAATCTCGGTTGATCATGGTTCTGAAGAAGCGGGTCGGGCTCCCCAATCCGATCTTGATTCGGTTGAGTAAAGGCACCCAGTCCAACTCTCCGTACGAGCTGCACACGCAGAGCGCGGACAAGGAGGCGATGAGTCGCTTCCGGGCCTGGTGCGAGCGCAACCCGGACTTCGTGCCCTCGTCCCCGGGCGAGGTCGAAGCCAACCCGGTCCAGCCACAGACAGTGGCGCCGCTGACACAGAAAGCCTGGGGCGGCGGTCCTGGACCACAGACCCGGATCGAGGAGACGCCGCTGGAGGCTCAGGCACGCCTGGCCCAGCAGCCAGCCCCGACGTCCGATGTCCTGGCCCGCTTGCGTGGCCTGGGCAAGGTCAACCACCAGGATCAGCCTCAGAATGAGGAGATCCCGTTCTGAAATCCCCCAGGGTTGATGGTCAACTGAATATCGATCTATGGGACTGTATCGATGGGTTTGTCAAGCCCCTGGTGTAGTCGAAGGACAGGTGGCAGTCTGGGTTCACCTGACTTGGGACACGGTTAAGGGGACCCCCGCAGGCTTTTTGGCTCAGCTATTCGGGGGCCCCCCCTAGAAAGGAACCGAGATGAACGTAGCAGAAGTTGCCCGGATCTGGCAAGCATCCGGGGTCTCGGTTATCCCAATCCTGGCCAACCAGACCAAGCGCCCGGCGATCCGCTGGAGCCCGTACATCGCGACCGCCCCGACCCTGGACGAGGTCCATGACTGGTGGGGCAACGGCAAGACCTGGGGCCTTGCCCTGATCTGCGGCGGTGTGTCCGGCGGCCTGGAGATGTGCGAGATCGAGGGTCGTGCCCTCGATGGGAAGTCCATGACCGAGGTCATGAACCGCATGGACGAGACTGGGGCTCGCCACATCTGGGAACTCCTCTCCGGCCCGGAAGGGTTCACTGAAACCTCCCCCTCTGGAGGTCTGCACTTTCTGTACCGTATCTCGGACCACGAGGTACCTGGGAACACCAAGATCGCCCAGAAGGCTCGTGACGAGGAAGGTAACCGTCTGTGCCTAGTCGAAACACGTGGCCACGGCGGCTACGTGATCACCGCGCCAACGAGCGGTATCTGTCATCCCTCCGGCGAAGCCTGGCAGCTGCTTCAGGGTCAGTACGGGAAACTCCCAGTGATCACGTGGCAGGAGCGCAACCTGTTCCACCAGGCCCTCCAGCTGGCCTTGGACGAGACTCCGGCCCCGCCCTCGTCGCCTATTGCAGCTACTGCGACCGGGACCTCTTTGCTGCCGTTCACTCCTGGTGGTGCCCCCAGCGTCCACGGCCTGAGTCCCGGTGACGACTTCGAGGCCCGGGTCGACTGGCACGACATCCTGGCCCCCTCCGGCTGGCGGGTGTCCCACAAAGGCCCCGGCAACGAGCGGCACTGGACCCGACCGGGCAAGGAGATGCGGGACGGCACCTCAGCCACCACGGGCCGGGCGAATGACCGGGACCGGCTGTACGTGTTCAGCACCTCGACCGAGTTCGAGGCCGAGGTCCCGTACACCAAGTTCGGTGCCTACGCCCTGCTGAATCATGGCGGGGATCATCACGCTGCCGCCCAGTCCCTGGTCCGGCTGGGATATGGGGATCGTCTGCCCCCGGTCACAGTCGACGTGGACGAAGTGATGATGCCCAGGAACGTGGCTACGGCCCCAGAGCCTGAAGAGTTCACCTTCGATGACCTGGGCAACGCGATGCGGTTCAAGCGCTACGTGGAGGGCCGGTACCGCTGGATCTACGAGGAGAAGAAGTGGTACCGGTGGGACGGGATCCGCTGGGTCCAGGACCACGGCGACAGCATCGTCACTGAGTTCACGAAGATGACCATCGGCCTGATGAAAGAGGCCAAGGCGAACGGTGACCAGGAGCTGCTGAAGTGGGCCAAGGCGTGTCGACACAGTCGACGCGTGAATGCGGCCATCACCTTCTCCAGGGCCTTCGGCCTCACCTTCTCCTCCAGCGAGTGGGGACCGAACCGGAATCTGCTGAACCTCCCCAACGGCACCATGGATCTTCACTCCGGCGAACTGTTGCCGCACGACAAGGACAACCTCCAGGTGCACCTGGCCGGCGCGGAGTTCGAGCCGGAGGCCGAGTGCCCGAAGTTCGAGGAGTTCATGGAGGCCGCCGTCCCGGACCCGGGGATGCGCACCTACGTCCAGCGGGCGCTGGGGTACTCCATGCTGGGGGACGCTGACCAGCGGGCCCTGTTCGTGCTCTACGGCCCCTCGGGCACGGGCAAGTCCACGCTGGTGGAGACCATGCAGCACGTGTTCGGTTCCTACGGCACCACGGCTCAGGCCGGGACGTTCCGCAGCATCAGGAACGAGAAGACCCCGACCAATGACCTGCACGAGCTACGCGGGCGCCGGTTCGTCACCAGCTCGGAGACAGCCGAAGGTGCCAACTTCGACGAGGAGCTGTTGAAGCGACTGACCGGGCGCGACCAGGTCAGGTCCCGGGCTCTGTACCAGGAGTCTCAGGAGTGGGTACCGGAGTGCACCCTGTGGCTGGCGACCAACAACGCACCCCGGTTCAACTCTGACGACAACGCCATCTGGTCCCGGGTGAAGTTGATCCCGCTGACCACGGTGTTCCTGGGCCAGGATCAGGTCTTTGACTACGCCCGTACTGTCCTGGCCCCAGAGGCGGCCGGGATCTTCAACTGGCTCCTGGAGGGGTTGCGGCAGTTCCTGGCCCACGGCCTGGGGGAACCGACGCAGCTGACCCAGCTGACCGCGGATCACCGGGTCAGTTCCGATTCGGTGGCCCGGTTTGTGGCCGACAAGCTGGCCGATGGGTCCTATGTGGAGAGTGGCCGGATCAAGGCCAACGACATCTACCTCGGGTACGCGGAATGGTGCCGGCAGGTGGGTGAGCGGAGCCTCGGGTCGCGCCGGTTCATGTTCCGCATGGAGTCGGCGATGCCGCAGTACACGAAGATCAGGGACGAGTCAGGGACGTGGATCTATCAGGGCCTGTCCCGGCCGGTGACCCAGTGGCTCCAGTCGGTGTCGTAACCAGGATTTGACGAGTTCTCGGATTGTGCTACAGTTTCTCCATACCCCCCCCTGGGGGTAAAGAGAGGAGGAACTCTATGAGGCACGTCCGCATCGACGACGTCATCGTTGCACGCAGCGATGCCGCCGCAGCGGAGCCACTGCCTGCGGGGCTGCCCAGGAAGGCGTACACCGAAGTCATCATCGTCCGGGACGACATGGTCCTGATCGATGGGCTCCGACGTCTGCTGTGGCACCGGGCGCAGGGACACGAGGTTGTCCCTGCCGTCGTTGTCAGCACGTTCCTGGAGGCAATGGAGCAGCTCGGTCCGCAGCACGCGAACCGACACGAGCGCATCACCGCCATCCGGACCTGGAACATCATCAGCGTCCTGTTGGACTACGCCCGCATCTGGGGCCGACAAAAGGCCAGTGGGGGCTGGATCGAGGGGCCAGATGGCACCAAGATCCATGTTGCCGGTGGAGACCCGAGAAACAGCATGCGTAAGCGGCTGGCAGTCAACCTGCACGTTCCGGAAAACAAGATTCAAGCAGCTATGTTCCTGTACAAGCGGGTCGACGCTGGCGACGAGGTTGCCCAGGCACTGGCGGTCCGCGTGGAAGCCGGAGAGTTCGGCGCCATCCACGCCACCCGCCTGTACCGAACCCCGCACAACCTGACCGGCAACGTCACCGTCAAAGCCGAGCAGCGCATCATCCTGGAACGAGGGACCGAAGCGTTCGAGGCGCAAGTGAACAGTCTGTCCAAGCTAGGACACCCCCTCGTGGTGCCTACAGAGGAACTTCGCGAGGCCGTCGACCGGCTCGTGAAGGCACGCGGCCAACTGAGCACCCTGCTCTCTGGCTTCCGCTCCATCCTGAAAGAAAGAGAGACCAATGGCTAGTACCAAGACCCCCGCGTTCGTCGAGCCGCAGGCCGGCGACGAAGACTTCGCCCTCCCGGTCTTCGACCTGGGCCGCAGTGAGGTTCGCATGGTCCCCGTCTCCAAGCTGGAGATCGACCCGAAGATGCAGCGAGACCACCTCGACGTGCGCAAGATTGAGCGGATCCTGCGCGACTACAACCCGGACGCGCTGGGCATCATCACCGCCTCTGAGCGCAACGCAGCGGAGACCGTCATCCTGGACGGCGCCCACCGCCACCGCGCCACTGTGGAGAACACGGAAGGCCAGGGCACGCTCCTGACCCGCGTCTTCAAAGGCCTCACCCGCCGGGAAGAGGCAGTGCTGTTCCTGCTGCTCAACTCCGGTAATCAGCCCAACCTGCTGGACAAGTTCCGGATCAACCTGGTGGCTGAGGACCCGGTGGCGGTGGGGATCGACAACATCGTCAAGCAGTTCGGTCTGGGCATCGGCCCGGCCAACCTCGACAACCAGCTCCAGTGCGTCGGCGCCCTGCGTCGGGTCTACATGCTCTCCCTGAAGGGTGAGTACGACCCGAACCTGCTCGACCTGAGCCTTCGCGCCCTCATCAACGCGTGGGGCCGGGACAGCCAGGCAACACAGGCCGTCATGGTCGAGGGCATGGCCCTCTTCCTGGCCAAGAACATGGCCAACGTGGACTACGCCCGCGTCTGGACCAAGCTCAAGGAGTACTCCGGTGGGGCGCAGGGCCTGCACGCCAAGGCTCGGGCCAATGCCGCCAACCGCGGCATGCGGATGCCACACTCAGTGGCCGACCTGATCACCGACGCCTACAACAAGGGCCTCAACAGCCGCAAGATGCCGGTGTGGGTCGGTAGGTGACACGAGGCAAGAGGATGAGTCCGGTGCACTTTCACGTGTGCCGGCTCATCCTCAAGCTCGACCTGATCCCGCGCTACGGCCGGGTGATCAGGCTACGACCCCTACCCGAGGTCACCCAGTGGCGCTACATGCGGTATGGCTTCTGGGGGTTCTACCTCCTGGACCGGCTCAACTGGCTGGGACTGTACGAGCTGGAGTCGGAGTATCGGCACGCAGTGAAGGAGAGCAATGGTTAGACTCGTAACGGCTGTGCTGGTGGCAGCCCTGGCCGTCATGTCCGGGCCCACCGCCTGCGACAAGTACGACGTCTCCGCCGGATCGTCAGGCGGAGACTCGGCCGGGAGCAACCAGCCGGCGGCACAGTGTGTCCTCGGCGAGGTGCAGATGAACCCGGTCGCCTACCAGGCGACCGCGCCCGAGGTCTACAACTACGCCATCTTCGTTGAGGTTGAGGACGCAGACTGTGGCTCGATGAAGTTCAAGGACCAGATGGCCATTGACCGGGTGGGTTCGTACGGGAAGCCAGAGAAGTTCATGGTCTTCGATGACGGGAAGTCTGGGGTCATCTACCACACCTCCCCGTACAAGACCGGGGGCATCATCGAGAAGTCGATACCGCATCACCTGAGCGTGGAGGCTAGCGTCGTCGTGACGCCGGCCATGCTGAAGGCTGGTGCCGCCTGGTTGACCTGTCGCGTTGAGCGCAACGGCACCCTGGTGGCGGGGCTCGGACAGGTAGGTCTGGCCAGAGTCGCCATCACCGGGGTCGGTATGCACACCGTGGTGTGCGTGGTACTGACCTAGAACGAAAGAAGGCCCCAGGACCGTAGTCCTGGGGCCTTCTTTGTGCTCAGGCAATTGCCAGCTCGGGCTCCGCAACCGGCTTCGGTCGCAGCTCACCGAGGACCGTGTAAACGTAGTTCACGCTCACGTTAGCCTTGGCAGCCAGCTCCTTGGCACTGATGCCAGGGAACATGGCGTACATCTGAGCCACGCGCGCCTTGCCGCTGGCCTTGGCGTCCGGAGCCTTAGGCTCGGACTTCGGCAGCTTCAGCACAGTCCCAGCGATCTGGGCCTCCTTGGCGAGGATGGCGTCCTTCAGCTCCAGCAGCGTGATCGAGCCGACGATCATGAGAGCGTCGATTGAGGCTGGCAGCAGGAATGCAGCCAGCTGATCCCCGCCGGTGTGGTCGAAGATCGCGTCACGCTGGTGGAAGTAGGACAGTGCCGCCATGATCCCGGAGATGAAGGTCGTAGCAATCGGTCGACCCCAACGCTTGGGGTGGAACCACTTGTACTGACTCTGCATCGGCGCCCGGGAAACCAGTTCGAAGGCGAGGAACAGGATGGTCGGCGGCATCAGCGCGATGATGATGCCGACGACATCTTTCTGGGCGTGCAGGACGTTGCCGAGGGCCGAGGCGACGAATCCGAAGATCATGACTCCGCGGGCCAGGTGCGAGATCCAGATGTACTCCTTGAGCTTCTTCTCCAGGGGGGACAGCTCAGCTTTCCCGCCCCGGCTCTTGATACCTGCCATGGTTCCTCCTGGTGTGGTGAAGCCCCGCGGGTCGGTCCCGCGGGGCTCGTAAAAAGGATTGGGCTGGGGCGACACTCTCTCGGTGTCCGCTCGCCAGTGATTGAACCATACCCCCGGGGGCGGGGGGTGTCAAGTCTTTGGAAAAGAAAAATCCCCCGGTCCTGTGACCAGGGGATTCTCTGCCAACTGCCCCAGGGTTGACGGTGGTGAGCGGCCCCACCTCGGGCACATCCAGCCTAGCTCCAACCCGACCCCTACTGGATCGCCCACAGGAACGAACGCGCCCAGTTGTCGATCCCGGGACTGAACGAAGGGATGTGGTAATCCCCGCCGTTCCAACCGCCGTTCATGCCGGTGCACCAGGTGCCGTTGAAGAACTTCACCCGGCCTGGAATGGTGTGGATGATGACCGACGACATGGTCTGATCAAACGAACCTTGCATCGGGACGCACTGACCCTTGTAGGGGTTGGCCGACCAGGAGTAGGTGGAGCCGGTGTAGTTGGCGCCCGTGTAGACGCAGACCGTCTCGCCAGGACAGGCAAGACCTGAAGCCTGGGTCGGTGACGCCATGGCCACCGCCCCGAAGAAGCCTGTGACCATGACGGCCACAGTGACAGCGATCTTCTTGAACTTCATTCACATTCCCTCTCGTTAGCCCCAGAGCATCCCGCAGTGGCAGCGATGTACCGGTGAGTGCTGCTTGCCGGGCTGGGTCATCAGCTCGCACGCGTGCTTCGATGAGGCCGCCATGCAACGCACCAGGGGTGTTGGCTCCGGCGTGACCGTCCCCGTGATGGTCTCTCCGGTCATCTTCACCCAGGACAGGTTCCAGCCCTCACCCTCAGGCTTCTTGGGAATCCTGGGCTCGGCCCTCTTCGGCCTGGCCGCCAGTGCACCCTCGGCCGCCAGGGCGCGGGTCAGTAGCTCGTCCCGCTTTGCCATCGAGGCATTCAGGGCGCTTCGCAAGGATTCGACGAGGTCAGCCTGCCTCCCGCGCTCCTTCTCGGCCTCCTGTCGGCGCAGACGCTCGTCGATCACCTCACCCTCGGCGAGGGCCAGGTCGTTCTCCACGTTGCGTACCTCGGCAACTAGCCGCTCGTTCTCCTCGAACACCTTCCAGGTGGCCGTGGTGGTGTGCTTCTTCGTCTCCTCCAGCTCGGCACGGACCTTGGACAGCTCCAGCTCCAGTGTCCGGGTGTGCAGCGTGCTCCTCTGGACCAGGTCGACCTTCAGTCGGCTCAGCTCCTCCTGGAGCTTCTGGTTGCTGGTCATCAAGGCGCGGATGGTGGCCTCCTGCTCCCGGTTGCGCATCGTGAGCCGGTTAATGTCCGCGGTCCGCTCGGCCAGGATCTCATCCCGCGCGGCGATGCTCGACTCC